GAACGACAACCTATTTGTTAATAATTAAGGGATATATACCAGACGAGTACCGACATCAGCATGCGCATTACCAAGGCCAGCGCTAGAATGCAGAAAGAAGAAACCCGCATAGGAACCAGCACCCGTGCTAGCCCCCAACAGTAAAGTTCTGTCAGATGCTACAGCATTCGTCCAATAATGATCACAGAAATACGTAGTAGAACCAGCTCCACCTTCCTAACAGAATAAGTCAGCAGCCGCATTATTTGTAATGCGTTTAACCCATTGATTGCTAGTAGTGATAGTAGTTAAACCACTATCTTCATATAACGATTTATCTATGCCAAAATTCTCTTTATTGTTGGTGACGTATATCTTATTGTCTGTTCCTGTTACAACAATATCACAACAGTTCTTCCATATATGACCAAATGGATTTTCAATACCTCTGTATCTATTAGCGTATTGACTGGCTTGTGTTTCAGTACCTTCTGCATCCGTATTAACATATGAATACTGTACTTGACCAGAACTATTACCTAATGAATTAGTAGTGCCTGTAGGTACAAAAGCCCATCTATCAGCACCGTTTTCTTTCTTAGTTCCATTAGTAATACCATTACCAAGTCCACCTTGATGATAACCTTCTTCGGTCAATGCTGTGTTAACTGCTTTCTAACTATTAAGGGTAGCATATTCTACTACATAACACCAAGTAATAAACTTATGTATCTCATAAGTATAGATAACATAACTATTACTTCTACCATTACGAGCCTGTGTCAAGAAAGTAGCTCTATTAGTATTTACAGTAGGTACTTGATTTCTAATTGAGTATAAGGTACTGCCGTCTCTATAAGCTTCATATGCAGAGCAATACTTCTTACTAAACTTAGTATATCCTTCTAAGGGATACAAAGACATTCTGATTTCCCAATCATAGTCTCCGTGTACTACCACAGTATAATATGCATCAGGTAATTCAACCATATCATTACCATCTTCAATGCTATTAGTTACTTCAGAACCATCTTCGTAATGATCCCAATCTGTAGCATTAAAGTATTTAATAGTACCATCAGAAGTAAGTCTACAGCCTTTGAATAATGATTGTACTGGTAGGTCTTTATGCATTTGCATATTACCAGTTCTTACCCCATCAGGACTACTACCTGTAAAACGTACTCCATACCATAAGTCACCTGCGGCATATATCTAAGAACCGTTCAACCACATCTCTTGAACGGATTTCCCATTAGCAGCAACTTCTTGGAATGTTAAATTATTTAAACCAACTTGTCCCATAATTAAGCTGAAAGTTTAATATACAATATACCAGGAGTCTAACTACCTACTTCAGGTACTTCATCTACTATTTTAATCTGCGTAACATCTGTAGAAGTTACTTTATTAGCTACAGCAGTATTTATCTTATTATTTGCTTCACTTTTAGTATATACATCAGACTTATTTGCTTTAGTACCTAATTGATTAGTTATAGTAGTAGCAAAGTTAGGATCGTCACCTAATGCAGCTGCTATTTCATCTAATGTATTTAAAGTTTCAGGAGCAGAGGCAACTAATCTGGCACATTCGGCTTGTGCTATTTCGATAGCCTTAGCATCTGTTTCTAATTTAGTATAAGCATCATTAATACCATAACCTGCCAATGTAGTAGACTTATTTGCTTTACCGTTTAGGCCATTGGTTAACTTCTGTTCAGCTTGTTTAGCTCTATTTACCTCATCTGCAATTTCCTATTTCAGTTTCTTTATTTCTACACTCTAATCAGTATTAGTAAAGTAATTAACCGGTAACCAGTCATTGCCTGTATAACTTTTAATTACATTACCATTAGCATCAGTAGATAAGTCAATCCAATAAGTTACTTCCATAGGATTGGGAGCATAAAAAGATGCTACGAAGTTAGGGTTCTCTTGTTTTATCATAAGTTTTATTAAATTAAAGTTATAAAATATTTAGCAATAGACCCCAATACAATAGATGAAATTCCAATTGCTAAGTCTTTTTTATTCCATTTACCATTATAGTAATGACATCTATCGCTATTCTCTTTAACAAATAGCATTAGCAATGATGTACTACTATTAAGTAATAATGCAGTAGTGAAATATACTACTGCACCAAATATATTATTCTTTATAGAATTCTTCATTATACCACATTTGTAAATTTAATAGTACCTGCAAAGTTAGCTACTTCTTCCATATTTAAGAAGTCTAATTTAACTGCACCAGATACATTATAGGTCTATATCAGGTTCTTGCTGCTTAGAACACATCACATTGTTCTTTACCCAAGATATTTCATATTCAGTAAGAGTACGATTGAATAGTAAAATATCACTATGACAACCAATAAAACTTCTTAAATCATCTTTCCTAATAGTTCCTATAAATAAAGTATCAGTATCTTGTTTATCACCAGAATATATAGTTTGTTCATTATATTTATTTTTAGTTTGATAAACAATAGAATTATCTTTATCTATATTTATATTAGTTGCTGAATAATATGAATATGTATTCCATCTATCTCCTTGTTTATATTCTAAAATAAAAGCACCATTTTGCTCTAACGCTTTAGACATAAATACACCATTATTAACTTTTTCAGCAAACCAAGTTCTATCAGCAATAACAGTATAATCAGTTAGAATAGGAAGTCCGTAAGTAATGGCATAAGATTTACCATCATAACAAAGTTGATTAGGATAATTCGCTATCAATTCAACATCAATTTCAATATCCTTATTTGTTCCGAAATCATAATAAATATTAGTTTCTTCTTTATTATTGAAAATTTCTTCACTAATAATAGGAACATCTATTATACTACCATCATTAATATATACTGAATAAACAGTTGTAGTTATCAAGTTACCATCGGTACTAACTATACTAAATTTAATATCATCTATTTTCTTATTGATATTAAATTTAAGTTTATAAGATTGTTTTCATAGTGCCAGTACTTGTTTGCGTAATCTCCCTTCTCTATATGATACATGAACCCAAGAGAAGTTTGATTCATTTATTAACTGATCAAATGGAAGATTATCCTTAATATAGTTGAATAACTTCTCATTTTCTGTCTTACTACCTACAGTAATATCAGCTGCTTCGCCGTATAGGTGCTAACTCTTCTTAGCTTTACTTCCCACAGCCTTATTTAAGGCCTTACAGCGATATCCTGAATTAACTCTAATAGGTTTACCATACCATTCTCTTAAAGGGTCTAAAACGGCCTCTATTAGCTTTGTAAGGCTATCTATTACAGTCTAATTAGGGGTATTGTCTATACGCTTAGCTGTAGCTGTAGACGACTTTATCATTTCCTCAATTGTAAAATATTTCATTATTTCTATTGTTTACTGTGTAATATAAAATACTGATACTAGATAAAGTTCATGTGTTTGTGAGACAGTTAGTAAATAGTTTCCAGCTTGTGCATTTAAATGTCCATCAGGAAAAATCCATTGTGAATTATTGTTTTTAGAATTATCTTCTGAATGAATCATTCTGAATTCTAAATTTGTTTGTGTAATTACATCTATTGGAGTGGTGTCAGAATAAGATTTTGTCCATACATCTTTAGGATTAAGTACTACTGTATCATCATTTATCTGTATAGTTTTAGATGCAGTGCTACCATTTATTATTACAATGCTCCTTTTATTTCCCAATGGAAAGTCATATGAGAAATGGGGGGGGGTTGGTAAATTAGCAATAAATTCAGCTTTAGTCATACATTCATTAGTAGATTCAATACTAAATCCTTCTGCATTAGCTTCTGCTTTAGTTATTAGTTCATTAGTAGGTTCCATAATGTAGTTTAGTTTAATTTGTTGAAGTAGGAGTTGTTGGCTATAAAGGACTAGCATTCTGTGAAAGATATATATATGTAGTCTAACCCATGGCAGTTACAGCAACAGTACAAGTTCTCATCATATTAGTACTATTACTGGATAAAGGTCTTACACGCAACAATCCTTTATCTAAAGCTAACACTTCAAATAAGCTCTAGTTCTATCCTGACTTCTTATAAGTATAACCACTTGTATAATCATTTATATTCTAATGAATAACACGATTATTGCAAAGAACAGTAGAACCATATCTAAGCTAGATGTCTCTTTGCGTAGTGTTATTATACACCCAATTTTCAGCTAATGAATCAGCACTTAATTCCTATCTTTCAGAGAAGTTTAACGTAATAGAACTGTAGTCAGCTAATTCATTAGAACTAGTTGTAGATTCGGGAAACTTATCTCTTATCTCTGATTTAGAAGGACATTCATTCATAGCTGTGGTAGGGTAGCTTACATACTATTTATATTGAGATGGCACTCTATCATAAATATTAGTCCAAGTCTGCATCTCTACAGCAGCTCTAGGTTCAATGTCAATAGCCTTATTTTCCATTCTTCAACTCCTATATTTGTTTCTTAAGGTCTTCAATTTCCTATCTAAGTAACTTAACACCCTCAATAGCTACTACACCTAACATACAGTAATCTACAGACTTCATACCATCACTATCAGTATTAACTACTTCTGCAAAATTATTCTCTAAATCCTATGCAATAGTACCTATTTGATGTTTATCATGCATATTGAACTCTACAGTAGGTATGTTGCATATTTGATCTAATGTATGATTTAATGGAGCTATATTAGATTTTAATCTAACGTCAGATTCTTTAAAGAAGCCTGAAGCATGTATTGCACCAAAAGCTCCATCTGCACCAGCTTGACCATTACCTACGTATACTGCCTTGGCCGAAGTTACTGAATCATATCTAGATCTATAGTTAATCCATACGTAACCTCCAATACTATCGTTTGCAAAATTAAATTCATTATCATGTACTATTTGTAGATTCTTAACTTCTCCGAATAGATCATTTTCAACATATGTAAAGAAATCTTTTATATCTCCTTGTGTATCTTTTATAGAATACGTATTATGCCCATCTAATACTTCAGAGGAATGTGCAGTCATTTTTAAGTCTGCGTAATCACTAGTATAGAAATAATTAGCACCTCCTCTAAGATATATGTAGAATGTAGAAGTCTATGTAGTTTGTCGCATCTCTCCAACTGCTGTTTCTCCTCCCCATTCTCCATGCCAATTATTTAATTTATTTCTAGCATATGTATATTGCCCATATCCATCTCCAATAATTGTCATATCAATATGCAATACAAAACCTCCATTATTTGTAGCCCAAGATGGTTTAGGGCTTATTCCCGCAGAATCATTATTCAAGCTATTCCAAATTATTAAATTACAAGGAGGTACAATACTATTAGGGTCAGCAGTAAATGATACAGGATACCAATGATTTTCATCAAAGCCTTCACCTACTAATGATACTGATTTACGTCTATCTCTATCTTTAGATAGAACGTACATATCATTCACATTTTCTACGATGAATAAATTACTATCAGTATTATCACTATCAATTACAGTTACTCTTCTACAAGTTCTTTGATTACCATTTGATATATAATAATTATAAATAAAATGCAGTTCATATTGAGTATTATCTATATTTTTCCAAGCATTTACTCCTGATAACTGTATACAGTCAGTATCTAGAGTGTCTTTAACGTGGAAAAAATATCGAGTATGTGTTTTTAGTATATCATTAACTATAGATCTAAAGTTAGCAGAACCACCAAAAACTGAACTTATATCACTAGAAGCTCTATCTTTTTCATGATATACAATTGAAATAATATCCCTAATATCTTGTAATTCAATAATGTTTATATCAGAACTACTAGATCCACCGCTCACTTCTTTATAAGTACCATTATCAGATAAGTATTTAGTACCATTACCATTGGTAATAATCTTATCTATTTTGCTTTTATCAGTAGGTACAAGTATACCAGCTTTACTAGCTGTTGCAGAATTAATGTTTATAGTTGTTCCTGATAATGTTCCGTCTACAATAGACGTCTTATCTAAAGATATATTTACACTATCGTTATCACTATCAACAGTAATATCGGTAGCTACCAATTCAGGTATATTATCTACTCTCTACTTTAAAGCATTACCATCTGTAGCACTAAATTTACCATTAAGAGCAGTTTGTGTAGCATTAGATATAGGCTTATTAGCATCAGAAGTATTATCTACGTTACCTAATCCTACTTGATCTTTAGTAACTTCATGAGGATTAGACTTATTATTAATATGTGTTTCTAAATTAGTCTATACAGCATTAATATCAGATGTAATACCAGCTTGATCTTTTAAACCATCTAATTTAGTTTTATCTGACGATGACATCAAACCTGCTTGAGATGTAGTAGCTGAAGTAATAGTAAGAGTATTTCTACCTATTTGCTATGCTTCTTGTCTATAAGTAGTAAAATTTAAAACTGCTTTAGTAGTAGATTGATTTACATTTACTGTATCAGTAATTAATTTATCAGGTATTCTATTCAATTTATCTGTAGTAGCTTTACCCTTATCCCCAGGATATGCAGTAGAACTAGTTTCACCTAATGCCAATGATTTAGATATTTCTACATAGTCTGTACCTGACCATCTATAAGTTAAATTAGTATCTTGTACTATATATATCTTACCAGATTCGCCAGTACCAGGTAGATTACTAAATGTATCAACTTCTATTACATCATCTACATAAGACGGTAATTGAGCAGATGGAATAATACCACTTTCATTCAAAGAAGCCAAACCATTTGGAGCACCTTTGCTGTTTATAAACTATTGTACTTTACTATTAAGTTCAGACGTATCTCCTATAAGTATCCAACTACTTTCTTTAGTATAGTCAGCGCCAGGTGATAATTGATATACTTTACCAGGTCTATCTTTACAGGAAACTAACATACAGTCATATTTCCATATACCTCCCTATTCATCTGTCCAGGTCTCTGGTTTTACTAGATCTGCATATGAATTAACTAACGATCTAGCTTCGAGAGGGGCATCTTTCTTTACTTCAAGATTACCACTAAAATTAAACGTTCCTCTATCTCTCATAATTAAGCAAATGTTATTTTAAATGAAGATGAACCGTTAGTTCCATCATTACGAGTATATACTTTATATTGTACATCAGTGCCTTGTACATTTATAGTTTCAGTAGTAACAGAGAATCTACTAACACTATAGTCTTCATACTTACCACTAAGTGTATTCAACAGCGTAATCTTAGTTACATTGAACTTAGCTGGTATCTTAAATGCGTGTTTATTGCTTGCTGTTTCAGCTACAAATGTAACATCTAATGTTTTATTAGTAGTCAGTCCTAATTTGGCAAATGTTGTAATATTATCCTTATTAGTATAGTAAGGATATACTCCTGTAACATTCAATGTTTTGGAATTAGAAGGAGTTGAGCTAGTCTTAGTAATAGTATCTTTAGCTACTGATTTATGTTCTTCACTAGTCTTACCTAAGTTACTACATGCATAATATACAGGCATAGAAGCAAATGTAGCATTAGCTGTAGGCCCAGTTATATCTACTTTTACTGTATTAGTACCTTCAATAGCTTTAAATGTCTTGCTATTTAAAGTAACCTAAGCAGGATTAGTATTAGCAGTAGCATTCTCTACACTACCATTAGTAGTACGCTTCATAGTATAATTAACTGAATTTAGAGCAGCGTTACTAGCATTAACTGTTATAGTAGTATTAGAAGAATCCTTTGTATTATCATTAGAGGAACTATAACCGTAAGTAAATCCACTATATGTTCTTGCTGTAGTAGACATAGTAGCAGCAGATAATGTAGTCTTCCCAATAGTAACAGTAGCACCTACTTCTACTAAGCCTGTATTACTTAATGTAAATGAAGGAGCTGCAATAGCTGCACTAACTGTACCTTCTTTGAACACAAGATTAGTAGGCCATAATTCTTTAGTAAATAAAGATACAAATAAATCCTACATGCTTGTATCAGGACTAATACTGTTTATACCAGCTTTGTTAAGTAAGTCAGCTAACGGACCACCTGCAACCGGTATAGCATCAGTAGTCTTTATAGTTTCTGTAGTATCTTCTATTAATTCCTGATAATTACCATTATCAGTTAAATACTTATTACCATCTCCGTCAGTAACTATCTTATCTACTTTTACTTTATCTGTAGCAGACATAACGCCTGCATTACTAGTAGTAGCTGATGGAATAGTTTTACTACCTTGAGCATCACCATCAAACAAACCTGATTCCTGTTTAACGTCATACTCATAGTTGAAAGTAACAGTTGAACCATCTGTAGTAAAGTCTGCAACTTCTCTAATGACGTTATCAGGTAAACTATTAGCTATATCAGCTAAATGCTTACCTTTACCACCATCATACGCAGTACCAGTTACTTCTCCAATAAATAGTCTTTCTGACATAACTACCATATCATTACCATCCCAAAGATGTATGATATTAGTTCTATTATACTCGTCTAAACCTACTAATACATATACTTTAGATGTAAGTGGGTCTAACATATCCCACTTATTAAAACTTCTAACGTATAGTTTCTTATTTTCTTTGCAGTAGTAAATATCTCCTTCTTTAGCTTGATATAACAGTAAGTCCATTTCTGATACTGTATCTACAAACTTCTATATTTTTATTAAAGCTTGTAGTTCTAAATCACTATCAGATATATCCACTATATAATCTATTAAGGACTATATACTTAACTTACCATTATGAATGCCATCTTGAAAAGGAATTATTTCTTTACCATTGAGATCTTTCCTTTCGACTAACTGACTTATTCTAATTCCTTTTGTAATCATATTACTTATTCTGTTTTTAATGCATTAATAGCATCTATAATAGCAGGCTTACAGTATTGATTTACAAATTGCATAATAATTTGCATTTCTTCATCTGTATATTCTAGCTCATCTTCAGAATTATATATCTTTAAAGCTAACGAATGAGCTTTAATACCACTACCTACTTCATAAATCAATTCACCTAATTGTTGTCTCGCATCCATACAAATTTTATTTGTTTTTTGGATGTCAGTGTATACTTCCAGTTGTGCAAAATTTATTTTCATAATTAAATAGATCTACTTCTAAGTATTGCATAATATTTGTTTTGTGAATATACTAATAGAAAATCTATAACATCTCCTACATTCACAGTAATCTGTTCTATTCTATTACCATTATTATCATATAATATAGGTCTATTAGGATTACTGTCATTATTTCCTCTACCCCATATATTGCATTCTTTTGGATTACTACGTGGGTTATAAACAAATGTTACAGGAACGGCCCATTCAACAGTTTGTATGGCTAACTTTGTTTTTACGCTATCAAGATGTGGTAATCCATACCACATACGTCTAACGCTACTACCTATAAATATAGTCCTTGAATACTATTGATACAGTATCTAGTTTTCAGTAGGATCTGTAGCATAAGCAAATTTATAACCTACTACATCCCCATGTAATGACAAACTTCCAAAGCCGTATATTGCCATATTACGAATTAAACTACCAGTAATATCAAAGTACAGACCATCATTTATCTATGCAGTACTAAAATCATTAGCATTACTTTTAAAAGAACCAAAGTATGAATAACCTAAAGAATTAGGAGTACCTATTAATGCTTCTCTTTCACCTTCCTTAAACTTTATATAACTAGAGAACAGCTTCATTCCGTTTGTCTCTGTACCACCAAATAGCACACCTGTAATTTCAAGTGACTAAATAGTACCAGATAATGCTTCTATTTCTCCCCTTATGGATGCGTTATTAGCTACCATTCTACCATCTTGTCTAACTAAAAATGGAGCTTTAGATCTATTTTCTTCAGTAGTACCGGCCCATATACGAACAGAATTGTTATCATTACCACCTTCACCAGTAATACCTGCTACTACATGAAAATCATTAGTAGTATTACCAGTTTGATAACCAACTCTTAATGAGTTACCAGTAATAAAGTCTAATTTAGCATTTTTAGCTATAATCAAATCAGTATAAATACTAGCTACATTCTGAGCTAATTCTTCCCAATATTCAACTCCACCGGGAGTACCAGGCTTGTTATCACTAGAAGATAAGTGTTTGCCTTGTCCGTGACCTCTATCTATAGTAGATATACATTTGTATGCTTTATAACCTGTAGAAGTTCCTAAATCTTTAATTAAAGCAATATCTAAGTACCTCAATGGTTGTACTGTTGGAGATACTTCACTTTCATTGCAATATAGTCTACCAGGCCACCATTCAGACCTACGTACTATTAAACCTTCTCCTGTATCACCTTTAGATACCTGCATTAACCAATCCGGATTACTATCGCTAGGTTTAGTATCGGTACCGTTTATATTAACACATAACCATAAGTAACCTAATACACTTACTCTATCATAGTAATCATAGTGAGTGTCTGGTTCCCAAGGTCCTCTATCATTAGCATATCTTATCTCTTCTCCATTTGGCTTTACTTGAGTAATAGTACCGGTAAAGTATACTGAATTAAGATATGCCGAATATCCTCTCATATCGTAACCAAACATATTGAGATTATCAAGATTACCAAATTGCATTGCAATATTCTTAGCCTTCTAATCCCAAGTATTCTAGTTTACTAGAATACGTGTATAAGTACGAGTTGAGTAACAAGATGTTTGGCGATCTACATTAGTTTTATTACCATATGCAACAAAGTTCATTTGAGCACATGGGTGAAACGTCATATTCCAATAATCATCTACTGGCCTAAGCTTGTAACCAAATTTCTTATTTTGTGCATCTAGTATGTTAGTAACTTCAAAGTAAACAGTATAGAAACCCGCAAACTTTCTATTACCTCTACCATCATCTTCATCGTGTTCAGCATTTTCATCTGTCTTCTCTGAATGATATATACCCATACATAAGTCACCCATTGATACAGCCCCGTATTCTCCTTCTTCTAGTTTCAGTGTAATAACACCTGAATATTCATCTGTTTGTTCTACACTTTCTATTACACCTGCGCCAGGAGCATTCCACTTATCTCCTAATTGAATCTCTATACGATTATATCTCAATTCAGGTACTTCAAGGAATCTACGTAAAGTAAGACTATCAAATTCAGCATGACCATATCTGTCAATCTTACCACCAAATCCTGTAAGACCTGATGCAAAACCTTCTTGACCAAATATTGCTGATTCTTTAAACCATACTTCGTAAGCAGTAGAATCAGGCTTGATCTTACTTAAGAATACATCATCATATATCTCTGTATTCAGGTTCTTATTAGTCCACTTCTATAATTCACTATCCCATGCTAATGCATTGCCATTACGTAAATTATTAATAGATACATCTTGTAAATCAACTAATTTACCAAGTAAGCCAGTTACTACCTTATTAGCAGCAATATTTGACCATCTTTTACCATCATACTAAAGTAAGTCTAATTTAGCAGCATCTACTATATTAGTATCCTTCATCTACTCAATACGATTCTATAGATTAATTTGAGTTTGTAGACTGCCTATATTATTACGTAATTCTTCTATATCAGATGTATTAGCTGATATATTCTCATTAGACTTATCTAAGTCTGTATCTTTAGCATACTATATTAGACTATCTGATATAGTCTTAATAGATGTGGTATTTTTCTGTACTTGTTCTTCTAATGGAGTCATTTTTCACAAATTAAAAGTTCGTCATAGAATGTTTTTATACCTAAATCTACTCCTAAACTTTGTTCTAGCAGTATTGCTTTATCGTCAGTTTCTGAAGTATCCTTCCACATTTCATCCAAAGGATGTACTAACTTGCTTATCAATGCTCTAAGACAATCTATTTGTTCATCTGTAAACTTTAAATCACTTTCTAATAGACGAGCAATATGATTAGCACAAACCCATTTACGTATACAAGGTATACCTTGATTAGAGTTGTACTTAACTTTTAAGTTATACTCTTTACCTATTCTATATATATCATCTATTAGCATAATGAACAAACTCCGTTTCTACAAGTTTTATTACAAGCAAAGCAATCGTGGTTATTGTAGAATGTAGTTTTAGTATCTAAACATATATTTAGCATTCTAGCTATATCTGTATAATACTGTACTGCATCGTCTATTAAGTTATTATTGATAGCGTAACTTAACAGATCTTGTTTCAATAAAAACAATATCATTCTATCTATTTGCTGATCATCTAAACAAGTACTACAGTTCTTACATAGTAATTCTACTTCTTTATAATATATATCAGCTTGATTGAAAAAGAATTGACTTGAATTATCTATAGTAGCAATAAACGCACTCATACACATATTTTCTAATTTATTAGAATCTATTACTATAGATAATCTCTATTCGTCAATCTTTACATCAGAGCTATAGTCTGTACCTAATACTAATAATCTATATGAATGCTTATCAGGATTTACTGAACTCCTGTTAGAATAGTTATTCAGTGTGTCTATGTATAAATACAAATTAGAATCTACTGAATCAGGTATCTTTGTATCTAATTCTACTACTATGTTGTGTTTTACTATTGTTATACCAGTTATCTTCATATTAATACTTTTAAATAAAAAAAGGCTACAGGGCTATTTAGCCCCATAGCCCTTGTCAGCACACTGAAACACTGTTTTTATTATGCTACAGTTCCACCTTTGATAAATGACTGAATACCTTTATCAACGATAGAATTAACCATACTAGGACAGTATACTTCCGTAGTCAACGGAGTAGTCTTAATATATTGGTTGTCATTACTCAGATACAGGTTATCATTTTCAATTACTGCATAGTCATAAGAAGTACCTTCTACTACTTTGCGAGCCTGTTCTACTTCAGGATATGCACCAGTAAACACATGACCTTTATAGCCCATGTAGCGTACTTCTGCATCACGAACTTGCTTCCAGAAACCTTTACCAGGATTACCTGGAGTCTTAGCAATAGTAGCACCAGATACTGCTTCCGGCTGATTAGCAAGCAATGCACCAGGAACAGTATGATACAGAGATACTTCCATATCTACTACAGAGTATTCATTCAGAGAATAAACACCTTCATTATCATCTTTAACCATAGCAGTCAAAGTGAGAACAGCAGCAGCATTCTCAGCCTGAATACGACGATTCTTGTGAGCATTAATTTTCTTTACAAAAGCTTCCGCTAATTTCTGTGCTTCATTTGATTCAGCATATACTTCATAAGTATGAGTAAATTGGAAGTTATTAGCTTCAATATCTTTATACAATACACGAAGTACATATCTGTGACCAGCTACAATAGTAGCATTAGTCAAAGTAATAACTACTTTATCTTGAGTAGGTTCTACATGCTGACCGATTACGGCAGATGGTTTAGAACTCTTCTGAATCTCATTAGAGAATTCAATATTAGCTTTCTAAGCAACATTACCATCAGGCATAGTAACATTGATCTTTTCACCTGCAACACCTACATAGAGTGAGCTAGCCTTAGCGGCTTCTGCTGCTGTTTTAAGGATAGCTTTATTCTGATCAAACAAAGCTACTTCACCAGCATTCAAAGCATCTACAGTAGTATAGCTAGCAGGACATTTCTTACCGATAAGAACGGTGTGAACTGAAGTTATCATATAATGTAATTGTTATTTTAAATTAGACATATTAAGCGCTTCTGTCTATTTTCGCTTACTTTCTACTTTCCTAACTTGTTTAAAAGTTTAATTTCCACGTCAATAAGCGCTTTCTGTTAATGTTATTCCATTGAATTTACTTCATTAGAATATACATTATAATTTGGTAAAGTAGCTAATATTAACTATACTGCTAATTTAACTATTTCCATATGAGTATGACTAGGAAGGTCTGTATACTCATCAGTAGGATTAGCTTTAAGGTCTACTTTACTTGGTTTCTTTAAATACTCAATAGTATATTCAGCTACCTTATAATTACCATCAGTATATAAAGTAATAGTATTATCCTACATGAGTTTGATAGGTTTAGCTTTAGTATACTTTAGATGATACTCTGATAATGAATTCTCTTTGATTCTGTCTACAGTTTCAATAGTACCTTCTATAGTATCACTATACTTAACTTTATAGTTACCTTCAGAATCTTTCTCCCAACAATCATTAGTAATACCATCTGCAGGAGCTATACCTGCCGTATCACCCAATAGTATTACATAATCGTCAGGTAAGGTAACTGTATAGGTTTCTTGATTAACCTTAGTAATGCCATTATCTTTATAAGTGTACTTTGTAACCAAAGTACGTAAATCATCAGTACGTTTTTGATCCTATTCAAAACCTCTTTGTTTATAATTAAGACCAGAATAACGTGTCTTCCAGAATTTGTCAATAGCTTCATTAATGAATGATATTATAGTATCAGATGGTAATTTGCCAGCTAAAGATAATTCAGGATTGATTAACTGTAATCGTCTTTCTACTTCTATTTGTAATTCTCTAGGGCTCATTATTCATTTAAGCTATCAAGTTGTACTTTAGTTTGTGTTCTCTATGACTCTATAGTCTCTAGAGCAATCTCTACAGCTCTATCTACTACTTCATTAAGTACATAATCAGGTACTTCAGTAATATCCTTATTATAGTCTTTGTAACTAATAGTTTCAGGATATTTGATGTAAGTAATATCAGCTGTATATTGTTCAGAAGACATACGTATAGGGTCTATATAGATCTTTAAAGTATTGTCTTCTAATACTGCTATAGGAGTTTCAATCCAAGGTATATTGTTATATGTCTGTAAAAACCTCTTAGCTTTTTCATGATCCGTTAATGAACATACTGCTGCTTCACCATTAAAATGAAGCACACAATCTACATAGAACATTCTTTTGAGCTATTCCCCATCATTAAAGAAATTAGATAAAGTAAGTACATTAGAATGTGAGTAAGGATATACCAATGCCTGTGCAGCATCTGTCTTAATTAATTTCTATAGATCAGCAATACGTTTAACAGCACCTTCAAACCCTACTTTTAGAGTATTATTGCCCGTGTATTTGTTACATATTACTTCTATATAAGCCTAATTAAGAAAGAGGTCTATTTCTTCAGGAAGGAATGCGGGGCAGCCACCAAAAGCAACTGCCTCTGAATTCTTATCCATGAGAACTTTAAATGCCTTATGTAAATCAGATATTTTCATTATTTAGATTTAATTTCTCCCATAATGGCAAGCTTGATGTCTTGATTCTTCTTATTATTCAAATAAGCAATTACATCGTCTATACCATTACCAATCAGATCTGTACCAAAGAAGTATTGAGTTCTATTCTTACGAATAATATTCTTAGCAATAGCTTCTTCAATAACAAAAGTAATTTCTTTATTTGGGTTATCTACCCACTTCATTATAAACTTATCAGGTGCAGCTTCAATCTGTTCACTAAGCTTAGCTTCAACCAATTCATTAGACAATGTATCAGATTTGATACCATATAGTCTAAGACACTTACGCATATCTTCAATAGACATCTTATCCATTTCTCTATATGCTTCACGTTTGATTTTGTTAATCTTATTAACTTCTTTAGCTTCGCTATCTTTATTGATAATAACATAATCAGTAGAAGATGTAACATTATTCAATCCATCTGCTACTCTCTTATGCTTTTTCAAAAACAAATATTTAAGCTCATCTTCAGGTCTGTTTGTATCTAGAATTAGATCTTTCCTACCAATTTTAATAGCGAATGTATCCCAAAATTTGCTGCCAGGTGAAAGCTATCCTTCTGCATAACCAATTTCTTTTTCTAATCTGGCTGCATCTTCAGCATTTAAGCCAGTATATAAATTACCGGAACGTGTCCAGTATGAACTGATATAGTCGTAACATGTAGACCATTTAGTAATACCAGTCCAAGGGTTTGTTTTAATTATTCTAACGATTACTTCCATAATTAATTAATTAGATTGTTCAGTTAGTTTCTAGAAGATTATTTTTCACATAAATAAGCGAATAATCTATTGTGAAGGGTCAATATTTCAAGTCCTTTACCCTCGGCATCAGGTAATTCTTTTAGTCTATTTTCTGCTTCTTCAAGAGTTTCTTTAAGTTCTATAGAATCTAAGTAACCTTTTCCTTTTCCTAAATGTACTATATAATCTGTAGTACTTTCTTCAGGATAAGCCCAAATATATTTTACATTAGATAGTACTCTAGAAGTAAACTTATAAGTAGCTTCTCTATTTAACTGACGCTGGATAGAACGCCTATCACAACCTGTAGCTCTGCTAGCCTCAATTATACTAGGATATTTAGCAATTAATTTAGCAGTATTCTTATCAAATTGGTATACTTCTTTAGCTACTTTATATCCATTATTTCTAGCGTTTTCTAATAATTTACCTTCTAGTTTAGAACCTGCTTTAAACAAATATTTTTCTGCGGCCTTTCTACAAGCTTCTGAAATTATGTGACCACCTTTATCTAAATTATATCCAATTTCAGGATCTGTAGAATTAAAGTATGAAATCCAATACTGTTCTCTTTCATCTACTTGTTTTGGAGTTCCTTCTACTTTTTCTAGAGACTCTACGTAGAAGTTTTCAGGTTTGTGATTATTTATAGCAATATATAAAGCTAATGCTTTATCATTCTTTCTATCAGAATGGAGAGCTTTATTTATGTGTTCTGCAAAACGTTTGTATATATCACGTTTAGTTTGGCCGATATATACTTTGTTATTACTTCTATCTGTTATTTTATAAATGTTACTTGTCATAGTGGTATAAATTTTAAGTTCTTTATACCACTATAACGCATAAAATTGATTTAGGTTCCCCTCATTCGCGATTAATCTTCACTTTCCATTATCAATTCTCCGCATGCTCTGGGGTCGCGGAGCATTATTCCCATTTCTCCAAGGAAGAACACAGTGTAACCATCCTTACCGTTAGATCTCAGTGTATTCTTAGAGTTAGCATAACCAGACGGAGCTACAGCACCACCAGTATACCAAGTTACGAATTCACGATCTTTACGAACTACCTTAACGATATTAGCTTCACCATCACGACGACCCAGATCAAGGAATGTCATACGATATGATTCCAGAGGTTTCAGAGTAACCGGATGCAACTGACGATTATAAGTAGTATCATCATACAACGGGAAATACTTCAAAGTAAGCTCAATACCATTAGTCATTTGGTAAGTCTTAAACTGACCACCGAACTTCAGGTTATCACCAGAACCAGTTACAAATACAGTATCCATAAGGTTCATAGTAGCTACTTTTTCCTTCAAAATACGGTCAAATTCACGCATACCCATTTCACCAGTCAAAGCAACAAACTTACGTTCGTTAGTACCAAGTACATTATAAGACAGGTCGAACAAGAAATCTTCCAGCAATTCAGGAGTCAATCTAGTATACATACGCTTGTTAGACGGAGCAATCTGTTCCAGCAAACCAGCACCAATAAATACCGGACGACCATTAGTACCCTTCAAGTTACAAGAACCATCCTTATTTACATTAGATTTCATGTAAACAAGCATACGTTCGCATCTCTTATACCACTCACGCAAAGCTAGCCATTCCTGATAGTCAGCCCACAAATAAGATTTCTTACCAGTCTTAGGATCTTGCAATGCAATAGCCATTACTGTAGAGTAAGCAGAACCTGTAATATCGTAATTAATACGAATAGTAGTCAGGTAGTTACGCATCTTAAAGTGAGTACTATAGTTCAGGATATCACCTTCTTCACTGTATTCCTCAACAGCAGAAGCAAGACGAGATACTTGAGAACCAGCTTTCAAATATTTAGCAGGTATATATGAAGCAGGATTACCATCTGCAATAAAGCAAGTATAAACCCACAGATTACCATCCTGATACGGAGCACCAGCAACACGCAACTGATAATCTTTATTATCCAGTTCAAGAATAGCTGTAGGACCAAACCAGTTTTCTTCTAACCACAGATAAATAGGAGTATTACCTAAACCAGCTGTAGTATTGCCTTCAATAGCAGCTCCATTCCATTTAGCATCTCTAATGGTAATAGCTCTATCTGCATCAATCATTACATTCCACTCCCAGCTCGGCTGATCAATAGTCATTACATTACCAAGACCGCCAGTCAGCATGTCAAGGGAAGTATTGTAACCATTATCTTTAGTTCCAAATACATAAGACAACACGGTAGCAACCTGATACGGATTCTATTGCGAAGCTGCTGAAATCTTATTCGTATCAATCAGATCAGAGAAACGCTTACCTTTGTACAGAACTAAGTTATTAAGAATATTATTATCCATAAAATATTAGTAAATTATAATTTAGTTGTTATTTAATCTACACGCAATTGTCGTGCAAAAGAATCCCACATAGACTCAGTGCTAGTGTTATCCTGTCTTCTAGTCTTTCTACTTACTCCTGTTTTACTTAAGCTATTTTTAAATTTATTAATAGCCGCAGTAGAGCCTTCGCTCTTTGCTGCCTTTAGTAAAGTATCACCCTTCATAGTAAAGTAGGCAGACTCGAGTAAGTTTTTCACGCTTTTGGAATAGTCTTTCTGATACTGAGTCTTTCCATCAGCTGTGGGTTTGAATATATATTCTAATAATGCCTATTTATCTTTTTGAGGTATTTTAATTCCACGAATATTATCCATGCCCTTTATTTCTGTCATAACGGAGTTAAAATACTCCTGTTGACGCTTTTTAAGCTCGTTAGCACTCTTTTCTTGCTCTTCTAATAGCTGTTGTTTCTTCTACTCTCTAATGTCTCTAAGAGCTTCTAATGCATCCGTAGCTTCATCCTCAAGTAAACCAGCATCTTCATATTTAGTAAGCTTCTTATCTATTTGCTTACTACTAAACCCTTTTTCTTTAAGGAATTCCTTAATAACTAATTTCTGATTTACTTCATTGTCTTCAATCTCAAAATCTTCTAGATCTAGCTCTCCATCAATTTGGAAATAATCTTTCAAGTTACCACCATTTTTAACAAATTTATCTAGTGCCTCTACTTCTTCACTAGCATACTGTGGTACTGAATTCTCTTCAATTACTTCCTGGAAGTACTCTACTAATTCTTCAGGAGTTTGAGGTATTTCTTCATCCTCATCTAATTCCCAACCCATTTTATCTGATAAAGCTTCAAAGAATGTAGCTACAGCGTTATCTTCAGTATCATCATCTGCCTGATTATCTGTATCAATTACAGTATCATCATCTACTTTATCATTCTTGTTATCTTTATCATCCTTAGAAGAATCATCATCAGGATCCTATTTATTGTCTTTGTCTTCTTTTTTATCCTGTTTAGCATCCTTATCGTCATTAGAGCTACCTTTACCTTTTTTAGTAAGAGCTTCTAATTCCTCTTCTGTTAATTCTTCACTTGCTCCATCTATAATATCGCTATCATTAATAGATGTATTGTTATTTACTACACTACCTGGCATGAATTCTTCAAATACTTCAAAGCCGTTCAATGTGTTATTATCCATAATTATATATAATTAGATTAATTGTTTTTCTTTCTTCCTTTATGTTTCCAACGTCTAGCGTTCTAAGCGAATATTGCTCTTTTACGTGTTAAAGGATTCTTACTATGCGTAAGTTCCTCAGTAGTTTTACCAGTTCTTTTCTTTAGAGCGTTAAACTTACCTCTATTCTTTTTCTTAATGTGAATACCACCATACTTATATGAAGGTATGGGATAAACCGGCATAATGCCTGTATAGTCTATTAGATCATTCATTTAAGTATTTATTAGGTCCTAGACTAGAACAATCAAATGGTTGATTTTCTACCAAACAATCTATTAAATAGTTTATAATAAAGTTCTTCTCTTTATCCGTAAAATACTAATTATTGCTAAACTTTTTTAATATTCTATATTGTTTATCTGTAGGCCATTCCTATGTGTTGGGATAAATATCACCATACGCAGTCTTATATTCTTCATAGAATTTTAGTTCTTTATTAGAACTTTCTATTGAATTAATAAGATCCAAAATCTTATTTTTTATTCTTTCTGCATAATTGCTTTCTTACCTCATTAGCTCTATTAGTATAACTAGGATCTTCCATCACCCTCTCAATAATACGATACTATTCATTAGCATAATTAGACTTAGCCTAATCTAGTTTTTCTAATTGAGAGAATTTAGCATCAAGTAATGACTAAGTATTCTTATTTACAGTAGGAATTTGCTTAATTGCTTTCTTGGCTTTCTATAATCCACTCGGTATAAATGGTAATATCCCTAATGCAGCTAAACCAGCTCCAGTCCAATCTTTTTCTGTAACAGCATTATACACATCTCTAGCAGATAATGCATCTCCTATAGGAGTTATATTGGCAGCATCTTCTAGATCAAATACAGGTTTAAGCCCTTGTTCTTTTGGTCTACCGTCAGGAGTTCTACCTAATTTAGTATTAATAGCTTTAGTAAAGTCATCATCCGGATTACCTACTTCACCTCCTTCTGCATAATTATAAGCGAAAGTATTGGTTAGATCTGATATATCCTAAGTAGTAATATCTTTCCATTGATCAGGAATTACAGCTCCTTTATCAATCATTTCCTATATGTCATCAGAGCTAAGTTGCCTATTAGGATCAATATAGTAATTACCAGTATCGTCCTTTAAAGTCTAATTCTTGCCTCTAAAATCCCAAGTCTACGCATGTTTCTCATTAGCTTGATTTACATAATCAGAATACTAAGGATCATTACTAGGTATATTTATATTTGGAGTAGAATCTAAAATAGCTGGATTGTTATCTCCTACTATGTGACCTACACCTTCATGCCATGTATTTCTAGGTGCTCCATAATATGAATACATGCTAGGTACTGCAAATCCTTTAGTACCTTTAGCATCAATAGCTTGTAACTGAGATTTGATATTCTGATCTGTAGGAGAATAACCCTATGATATTAAGTTATCTCTCATAGCTTCTGTGGGATTCTTCCAAGTAGCTTTATTTATATCTGATAAAATCTTATCTAATTTGCCTTCCCCTAGCTAAGAGTTATACTTAGGATTATTTGCTCTTTGTTTATACCAATTAGTAGCGAATTCTTTCTAGTAAGCATTTTGATTCTACAACATTACATCATAGTCCAATTTGTCTTCTATGATTGATTCTTTTCGTATATCTTTCAATGATTTACGAGCTACTTCTCCACCATCTGCATACACGTTTATAGGACCTTCTTCTTTTGATTTAGTATATACTTTATCTCCAACAAAGTAAGTATTGTAACCTAGTTTAGCATCTTCTGTTAATCCTTTCCAGAATGTAGGATGTAAAGATGTTTTTAATATTTCTCCTGTTTGAGGATTTCTGGTAGGCAAATGATAAAATCCGTCATTTTCTAAAATAGGCTAAGCTCCTGATTCATATGCTCCTCGCATATTATATTCAGTATCATCTGTATACTTAAGATTATCAGGTAAACTATTCCTCCAATCCCAATAGCCTTTACCGGGATTGTTTTCCCGGTAAGACTTTAGGTTTTGCATTCTCTATTTAAATGCTTGTTTATCCATGTTAATATTTACACGTTTCTAAATATAACTCTAATAAATTAATAAGACTTTTAGGATCAGAAGAATGAGCTCTAAGAGATATCAATGGTTTTTCATCTACCCTTGCTATCTTATCACGTAATAGTAAATGATACTTTAAACCATTTCCATCTAAATCGCAAGTATACCACCAATAACAATTATAGTTGTCATTAAGATCTTCAGGATATTTTTCCTAAAGATGTTTTATAGTTTCATTTCTGTCCATAAAGTTTTATCTTATCATTTACCGCCTTTACCTTTTTTACCACCGGATTTCTTTCCGCCTTTTCCACATGCCATAATTTATTCCTCCTTATTTTTTATTTTTATAACTGCCTATTTTTACATATTTAAACCATGAATAGTGCTTGCGCTCTTTACAATAGTTTAAGTTTTTATCATTATTGTGAGCTTCCTCTTCAAAGCTAACGTCATGATATTTATCGCTTTGTTTATTCCATTTACAGGACAACATTATACATAGGTATTCTATACCATACCATAAGTAAAAAGGAATCCAAAGCATTTCCTACATCTGTTTTAGATGTATCTTTTCATGATTATATTCATCCGCTGTTACAATAGCGTCATTTCTCTGAAATATAACACCAAAGAAATTCATTAATTTATATCCTTTAAATGGTATAAATTTATTCTTGATTATCTTCATATTACTTCTCTCCTACTACTTTATTCTGTTTTGCAGTACGTGCTTTTAATTGTTCACGTTCCATAGCAGCTTTGTCTTTCTACTTTTGCAATTCCATTTCTTGCTTCATTTTCTATTTTTCAAGTTCAATCTTCTTATTCTCAATTTCACGTTTCATTTCCATTTCACGTTTCTTATTATTGAACTCAAACTGTTTACTAGCTGCTTCTGAATTAATCTTTTGCTGTTGTAGTGCCTAATTTCCTATCTCTACTACATCTATCTAACCGTTACCATCTTGATCCATATTTTCAGCACCTCTATAAGCATTTAATTGAGCAACAGTAATCTTAGTAGCATTATTAGAATCAATCTCATATTTCTTAAGATCCATTTCAGCTTCCTTAAGCATAAGCTCTTCTTCTTTAATTTCATTCTGAATCTGAGCCATTTGCTGTTCACGTTCTGCTTGAGCTTGTTCCATAGCTTGTTGCTGTTCTATTCTCTTCTGCTCTATTTCTTCTAATTTACTTCTAATCATAGTGACATTATCCATAGTAATAATCTCAGCTATATCAAGTAAACTAGCTCCATTTTGCATAGCAGGTTGCATCAAGTTCTTAAGAGCTTCTATCTACTATTGATTCTTAGTAGTATCTTCTACAAATATATCCATATCTTCATAGAAGAAATCATCTGATAGAGTTAAAAATGCTCTAGTAGCATCGTCTAATACATACTGTATACTAGTCTTATTGTCTTTCCAAGCATGTTTAGCTGTGTCTAATAACATAGTTAAACATTCTTTTTTTACCTGATTATGAACCCAAAACCAAGGTTCAGTAATATGAGCTGACTATACTACAGATCTTTCTACATTACCTACTAATTCATTAGATGAAATAGAACCTTCTCTTTGTTTACTTACTCCAGATATTTCAGATAACATAGATTCTATCTTATCCATTAGATTAATGTACTAGTCTATAGTATTAGCCATAGTAAGATCAAGCGCTGATATCTAATTGAATTGGCTAGGCTTACCACCTTCTCTACCTGGAATATCCCAGCCTTCTTCATAAGGATTTACAAAGTTAACTCCAAGAGCTGATAAATAATGCATCCACTTAGCTACATCTATATTCATAGACTTAGGTATCTAAGTAATGTCCATAGTAACTACTTTACCCTTATCTCTAGCCATAGCTAATTCAAGACGATACCATAGTACAATATACATATATTGTAGTGGCTTCATCATACTAACAAGACTACGTGGTCTACTATTAGTATTGTTATATATTACTCCAGTATATGGTAATCTTTGAGCATTAGGATTATCAGCAGATATATGCTAGTACTCAACAGGCTATATACCAACATATAGATCTTGTCCTATTCTATATCCTTCCCATACTTCAATAATCCATTTCCATTCAACATCAAGTTCGTTACCTGTTTCTTTGTAGGTTTCATCTACCTGATACTCTTCTGGCATACCTGTTTCAGGATTGATTATATTAACAAAACCAATCTTCTTTAAAGATTTCCAACAGCAATGCCATACGTGTATATTATCAGCTTCTTCAAAAGGGTTAGAACTAAAACCATTTATACTGTGAGTTTTAATGTGAGGATAGTCTAAAGATGTCTTTCTTACTTCTGGAGTTACACCACCTTTAGAGCGATCATCCATCATATCTAGCAACTCATTTAGTTGTTTTTCTGACATTTTATCATATAACCTATCATATACTTCAGTGAGAGACATAATCATCTCATAACAGCACCATTGAGCATCATGTATAAACTCTAAGTCAGAAGTATCTGAATCATAGTCAAAGTATATTGGATTGATACGCTGTAAACAAGGTTCCCCATTTACTATACCTACATAGTATATTTCTTCTCCACCTATTAGTGCATCTTTCCATCCTTTAAAGAATTCATGAGTAATATTTAACTTATTCTTTAAATAATTAAGGCTGTGATATGCAGTTATTTCTGCAATATCTTTATAGTCTTTACTGAGATACTTTTGTATCTATTCAGGAGTCATTATTTCTCCAGACTGTAATGCTTCTTGATATTTAGTTTGTTCTTCAGGTCCTAGTTTACTCATGATTGTTGCTTGAATATAGTCAATAATCATTTGTTTAGCTTTGTCCTATATTTCACTAGTAGCTATATCACTAGTATGCACTACTCTGAAGTTAAACGGTCTTTTAGTCTCTTCTCCTAAAAGTAAATCAATCTTTGGCTTTATTATATTATAGTCTTGAGCCATAGCTGGAAATCCGTCCTATTGTTTGAATGGATTAGTAACATACTTAAGATCTTTCTCATTATATATACTATTATAAAGATCATAGTAAGTCTACATTTCCTCTTTACGGCTTCTATTATTACCATCTCTAGAACTACCTTGACTGTGCCCAGCTATATAATCTACACAGGCTTCTTTCCAGTCTTGAGTCTTTTTAGACATAGGTAGTCTCTATAAGGGAAATTGATTAATATTTCTCATAATTAAAACATATATGCTTCTATATTATCAGCTGCTTCGTCGTCACGAAACCACTGTTGAGTAAATATAGGGCCATCAAATAATACCCTATTTCTATTCTATTTTTTTACTTCTTTTACTTTAACGTTATATAGCTGTTCCCTATATATCATTACTTGTGTCAACGACATCACTCTATCTACGTTAACTACATCATTTGCAGCTATAAGCTCTTCTAATAGCGGTTCTGACATTATGTTGTATAGATTTTTTTTACCGTCAGCGTTAATGTCATTAAGCCAGTCTTTTATAAGACCCCAACCCCATTGCTTAATCTGTTTATTCATATGACAACCTTTTTTTCTATTTACTTTAGAATTACTAACAATGTCATTAATAATATCAGGTTGGTCAGCTAGTAAGTAATCACAATGCTTATTAGTAAAGTAAACAAATATGCCTTTATTTTGATTTTCATACATTGCTCTAGCATTGTAATATAACAATAATTTCCTTACATTTTCATAAAACTCTTCTGCTGATTTAGGTCTACCAGTATACTCAGCTACTATAATATCTGAATACTGTTCTATAGACTAAATACGTTTATATATGAAACAAGAACCTAAAGATGTAGTACTTGATTCATCATAGTCATATGAGTCAATACCTGCTATATAAAGTCCAGGGCTAGCATCCTTATTTGGATGTTCCCATATTACTATAGATCCAGTTGGATCTTCTCCTTGCTTTAACGGATAGTGTGTTATATCACCATTTTTTTTAATTACCCATTTAATAGTACCATCAGGTTGCTATACTAAATCTCCTACCTATTTGTGATTCTATAATTTTTTATTAGTTCTAAGTAAAGATAGCTATTCCTATAATTCTTTTTTAGGGAATATATTACCATTAAATTCTAGCATAGCCTCAGCAGGAGTAATAGGTCTTTCTGCAACATAACGGTCTATTGCTGCATTACTTGTAGCGTTTTCTATTACTTTTTGTCTCTCAGCTAATATATACTCTATGGCTGGTTTATATAGCGTATTTCCGTCATTATCCATATAAAGACGAGTTCCGTGTTCATCACGTATATCCATATTAGTATATTGAGGAACAAAAAAACCACATTTAGTACTAGTTGCAGCTTCGTCCCAAATGTTGTCAAACTCTAAACAGTTATATCCTTTAGGGTTATAAAACATGTCTTTTAGTGTGGCAAACTTTGAATCTTCATCTCCTCCTGTACCCCAAATAATCATTGGAGCAAAAGCTACACCATCTACTTCTACAGAAGGTCTAGCAATCTGCCATGCCGCACCTAGTTCACTCATACTACCCCCTTCTTCAAACATGATAAGATTAGCTCTTTTACCACGAATAGAACTAGGATTATCTTTCAGAGTAACGCCAGTAATTTCTGATTTATAACCCATTTCTATTTGATTTCCATACTCATCTTTAATATAGAAACCGGCTCTTTTACGCATCTAAGTATTAACAGATCTCTTCTTACCCCATGCGGTATTCTTATCTATAAAGTCCATATAGTCCCATGCTTTAGTAAGAATACCATCTTCCGTTAAATACTACTTGTTGGCTGCATATACAAACGTCTTACTATTTGGAATAAGATAATAATTACGGCACGCCATAGAACCTCCCTTAAAACTATATCCACGGCGTCTAGATTTTAATACACAGAGATGTTTACCCTATTCTTCAGCCTCTTGTACTGCACTAAAATAATAATAATCATAGTCCCAAAAGTCAGGGAAGTTTACTTCATTTATTCGCTTATTATAGGTAGTTCCATCTGCTCTAGTAAACGTTTTGTTTGTTATTCTCTGTATAGGGCAATAGTTTAAATAAAAATAGTTATATCCGCTGATAAAGTCTCCATCATCAGCAGTATAACCATTAATACACCTATCTCTTTCTTCATCCCAGAATTTATAAAATTCTGTAGTTCCTTCTGGATACGTACAGTATTGTCCTGTATTTAGGAACTATATTGAAGCCTGTCTAAATTTATCACTATTTACTATTTTCTTATTAAAATCTACCATACTATTTTAAAAAAAGGGGCGCGTTTCACAACGAACCCCTTCTTCATTTAAAAACATGTTTAACATATGTTGCGGACCCACGACTCGAACGGGAACTTATGATTATGAGTCATACGAGATGCCTTTTCTCCAATCCGCAGTACACAGGTTTATACGTGACACCTGTCTAACACGCTGGCTTACGATCCAGTCCTTCATTAGCTGTGTTTACTATTGATCAGATAGTAAGTGACTTAGGAAGTTACGTTGCTCCTCAAAAGCTTCAATATTTTTTAAGTAGTTTATCAGTACGGATCGCACTTCTGCGCCCAAATCCTTTAGTATTTAATGTGCAGTTTGAATATACTACATTACAGTTTTTCCGATAAACTACTTATAAGGACTAGTATTTTTAAGCAGTCTGCTTGCAGTCAGACTGCATTAATTCTTTCTTCCAAATATAGCCTTTACATGTTTTAGCTCTACCATTACAAGCTCTTTGTATTGACTTATAATCGGTATTCACAGATTTTGCAGCATTGTGCATTCCTATGTAAGTAGCAACTAATATATTATCCAGTGTGTACTGATAAACTAGATACTTTGTAGACGCTATTCTTAATTTTTCCTTCTGTTCTTCTGACATCTTTTTACCTTTATTGAGGCTTACCATTCCTTTAATCCAATTAGAATTTCCGAAATAAACTTTACCATTTCTATGTCTTTCAACTAGAGTGGCTTTGTTCTTTTCATATTCTTCTAACCATTCAGGAATTTTAGACTTTTTGTCTTCTAGTTCTTCTTTAGTATAAGCTGCAATAAAATTATTACAGAAAGGATGAATATAGGTATTGTTACATAATCTACCAATATTAGAACGACTTAATTTGGTAATAGAAGCCGCATCTTTTATTGTCCATGCATATATGTAATACTTTTCTACAAAATTGTATAGATAAACTCGTTTACCAAAAACTCCTGATGCAACAAGTTTTTTAGAATTTTCAGAAACTTTCCTCTTCTGTTCTTCTGTCATTTTAAGACCTAAAACTCCAAAATCACCACCTTTAGTGCAGTTATATCCATCTGTATAGGCATTGTATTCTTCTATGTATTTTATTTCTAATTGATCTAATTGTTTAATTAGATCTGTATTAGTCATATCTGCATCTGGAATAAATGATTCTAATATATCTATTGTGAAGTTATGAAAACCGTATTTGTTTATTGCTCTATAAATAGGTAAGTCTAATTTACCATTTTTAGCATTTCTCATATGGTCTTTTATCCTTGATCTAATTTTAACACTTTGACCAATGTAGCATTTGCCATTTAAGTTATTTTTGATAATGTATATACCGGCTAATTTTGGATCTATATCTCTATATGTCATATCTGCAAGTTTATATGAATATTGGTTGGGGAGGTAGGAATCGAACCCACTCATACAGAGGTTTAGAATCTCCAGCACTACCGTTATGCAACTCCCCAGTGCACGTAGATATATTTTAATTGCCTCTACGTATGGCAAGTGTATTTAGAACCAACTAAATAGTCTCTTATACCAAGGCTTCTTAACAACTACCTTACATAATACAGCGTCTACTTCTTTAACTTGTTCCCAGAAGTCTGCACCATCTTTAGTCAAATCAAACGTAATAATCAATTTTGTTTTCATAATTTGCTTAGTTTATTCTTAAAACGTATTGTTTAATTTAGGTTATAAATTAATGTATTATTTCACCAACTCATAAGGATTAACCTTAGCATCACCTTTAACTTTACCCATAGCTACCTCTTCGGCCTTAACCATATTCTCTAGAGTATCAATACTTTTAAGTACATTACCTACAGAGGTCATACCAGCCAATAAGTCTTTAATTTTCTTCTCATCTAGAGTATCGTCAAGCGATTCTTTATAGTACTTACTGATGCTATCTAATTTCAGTCTCATATTATCAAGCATCTCCAGCGTACGAGTATAACAGAACGCTTTATAGTCGTTTTCACAGCTAATCTCTTCAGCAGTAAATTGGTAGTTTTCATCACCAAATATTTCTTTTTTTAGCTTTTCCTCTCTACTATCAGCTTCCATACTCTGAACATACGGACTATTCCATTTATTCATAAGCACTATATAGCTAATTACTTTAGTGGCGTGCTCTTTATCTGGCTTATCAGCATCCCATACCTTTTTAAAGCATGGGATACCTAAAGCATCTGAGTGAATAACTACTTTACCACCTATAATATCAAATAGTTTCATTAACTTCTATTTTCTTAGTTAAGCTTTCAAACCATCTACTAATGTCATCTTTAGCTACTAGATCAGTGCATACTACTACTTTAGTATCATAATCTACTCCATTCCAGTTAACAAAACACAGTATTAGGTCTCCTTCATTATAATTTATTACCTCAGTATCAGTAATTACTTGTCCAGACTATTTAGCAAAGAACGCACCTCTTACATCAAAATCACTGGGTATATTTTTAATGGCATTAGTTTCAGTATCATATAGAACTTTATTGCCGTATTTGTTTATTAACAGTTTATCCATATTAATAATTTGAAGTACATTCACATTTTAGATCACAATCACTACAAACTTTTTCAGTACATTTTTGCTTTTCCATTTCTTCTAAGAATTTCTTTTTACGTTCAAAGTAATTGTTCAAATCGTTGTTATTAATAATAATTAAATCTCCTTCTTTTTCATTACCAATACGATACATAAGTATTACTACATCACCTTTTTCTACTTTATATTCTTTGTCAGATCTTACAAGAATGCCGTCTTCATCAATAACCCACACATAATCTATATCATATGCTGTGTCAATATATTTTACATCTAATGTATCAGTATTTAATTTTATTATTGATTTTCTTTTATCTAAAACGTATTTATTCATAATGTCTAATTTTTAGTCAATTCTATAACCTAAATAATATTCCTTACTTAATCTCTATAGTATACTTTCAGCTAATTTCTAAGGTACATTTGGATTCACATACTCTGAATTATTTTTGTACTTCTGTAGTATCTCCTGAAACTACGCTATCTCCTTTTCTAGACTCTGAGTTGTTATATTGCTGCGTATATTTTTCATATAATTTATCACACAAGTAATCTATCTGATCTGCTCTATCAAGTGTAGCTCCTTTGTTAGTATTATCTATAATCATATCTGTTACAGCATCTAACATATCTCCACTAAACTGATCATACATCAATTCTCCAGACATTATCAACTCTTCTACTTTAGAGAATAATTTCTTCATCTTCTTTGTAAATGTAGAACTATCTGCACTATTTTTCTCAATGTTCCACATCGTTATACTTTCTTCCTTTGTCATTACTCATTAAATTTAATTACGCTACTACTGATACAACTTGCTGCCCAACCAAGTAAATAAGCATAGCATTCATTTCTGCTGAAAACATCTGCTGATAGTCCAAGACTATCGAATATATAATCTGTAACATGTGTTGCCTCATGAGGTATAGTATTTGATAAATCATCACTATCTAGATCAAAAATAAGTACTAGTACACCAGATCTTCCTGAATTCTTGTGTATTACTGGTATTGTCATAGCACTAGTACATCCTGTTTCATAATCTTCTACTAGATTTTTATAGGTATCTGGATTCTCTTTAGTAAAATCATTTATATTACAGAATACAAACATCTTATCTAGATCTGTAATTTCAGTAGCAACCCAAAGTAATCTAGGATAAACTACAGGATCGTATTTGTCAATTTTTCTTTTCATACTGCTTCTTTAACTTAATTTTACCTAAATATGTGAATCTGATAGCTTTATCTTCCATATTTGTAATAGCTTCATTAGCAAATCTAAATGGGCTATTGCATATTACCTCAATAACATGATACGGTAGATTATATCTATTACTTAACTTAGTATATATACTTGGTTGATTTTTCATTGAAATTTATTTTCCTGTAATACTTACATTCATCTAAAGTAATAGAGCTACTTATAGTATTTGGTCTAATTACATTAATAATGTCAGCTATATCTAGCCAGTTATTAGAATAACGTAAACTACCTGTTATAACGGCTAATTTATTTGCTTCTAACTTACTATACTTACGTATAGGTTCGTATATAGCAGTATCATTATCAAAATTACCATTAATACTTAAGAGTTCTGTTTTTTGAGTAATAAGAGTAAATTTATTATAAGGAAGATTCTTTCTTGAGATATTATACCAAATCTTCTTAAGTAAGCTATAATCTTTCCAAACTACAATAGATCCAGGCTCAAGCATTGTTGATTGTATTTTCATCTTTGTTCAATCTTAAAATTATAGTTATTTGTACTCTATCACCGATTACTTCTGGTATTAAAGCCTTATTAACTATTACTTCATCCTCAATTTTACCTTTTACAAGTATACCAGAATTCTTAAATTTAGTAATATATCTACTTAAGTTATCTGGAGTAATACCAAGGGTTTTTCTGATATACTTTCTATTCTCAGTACTAATTACATTCTTACTGATATTAGGGAGTTTAGGAGTATTTATATCTATTTGTATAAATGTAGATAATAGTTCTAACTCCCTATCAGTAAGTTTAAGGATACCATTAAGGCTTCTTAGAAATTCATTATATAAATCGGTTTTAGATACTCCTTTAACCAATTTATTCATTTTCTAGTCTAGCTTTAACGTTATCTGCAAATTTAATTAAATTGTAAAGTACTGTTTCGGATTCTACTTTAACACAGGGTTGTAATTCTCCTTTTTCAAATTTCTCCTGGTTTTCTTTAAGATTCTGTTTATATTCTTTGATCTTCTCTTCTAAGAACTCTACAGTATCTTTAACAGTATCAGGCATAGAATCTACTTCTACCATAATCTCTTTCTCTACTAGTTCTTCAGCAGTATTAGTATCTATCATTGCTGATCTAAACTTATTACCACAGTATACATCAAGAGTATATGCGTCTAGTTCTTCATTATAAGAAAGAAGATCACCTTTCTTAAAGAATCCGTCTTCTTTTACTACTTTTAAATTTTTCATACTTTTACTTTTAATAGCTATTGTTGTTCTACTAAACATAAAACGGTTATGTTAAAAATTTGTTAATACTTTTTAACATTTGTTAACATTTAAGGTATATATATAAAGAAAAACCCTAGCCTAAGCCAGGGTTTATCCATAATATTTATAATAAAAATTTCATGTATGTATAAATATTGATTATTTACAAATTGCTATTATGTCGTACGTTTTGACTAATTGACTGTTTCTGAATAGATCGAAGTCTTTAGCAAATTTCTTATTATATACTACCTTATCTCCGATATTTAATTCATCTTCTTTATATGAAGATGGCAATGCTAAAACAATACCAGTAGCCCATTCAGATTCTACTTCCTTTGTTTCTGTTTTTGTTTCATACTTATTATATCCTTCTTCATCCTTCTCTCCTGTAGGAATTTGCTCTGTAATTTCCTTAGTAACCATAATAGGATCTAAAGGCTTCACCAATGCATCCTTTAAGAAGGTATAATTAAGTTTCTCTAAAACTGTTTCTAATACTTTATCTTCGTTCATATTCTTTAACTTAGTTTAATACTATAACGTAAAGTATAGTAATAGGTTCTCATTTTATTGCTTTATTTTAAATATATTACCGCCATTAGAAGTACAATAAGTAACTGCTTTGACTGGGCAAGTTAACTGACTCTGAAAATAACACCCATCACACTTACCTCCTTTAGATGGTTCTACTATAAATCGCTTACCATTTATATCTATAGGTAGCTTATTCTTTATTATCTTTGCTAATTCTGGATCATTTATTGTCATTTACTTTTCCCTTTCCGTGCTTATCTAAGTAAAGCATAGCTATTGCATTCCAAGCTACAGCAGCCAAATGATTTACTTTAGTTTCTTCGTCAATCTTAGTTCCTTTTTCATACTCAAGTAAGTGTCTTAACATAGCTGCTTTATAACGTTGATAACCGTTTTCTAAGCCTTGCCAGTTATTATCTCCATACTTAATAGAACCAGCTGTATAAAGCTTTACTATGTCTTCAATCTCTTCTAATGGTAGTAAATCCCATCTTAATTTGCCATCCTGAAAATCATTCTTCTTACCTGTGTTCATAAATATATTCAAAGTAATCAACTATATATTTAGCCATATCTGGTGATTCACCATCGCTTATATATGATGATATTACTTTTTGTTTTACAGTATCATCATATTCTATTACAGAATGATTGTTTATAGTTGCACCTAGGCTTAATAATTTATTATATATATTTTTTAGTCCATGAGTATTTGGATAATATTCTGTTTTGTGCATCATAATATTACTTTCTTTAGTATATAACCTTGAGTACAGTAACCGGTAATTCTAGAAGGGCAGCTTCTATCGTATAGACTACAACCTTCACACATACCTTTATGCAACTCAGGTACTAACTGATAAGGTTTATTACCATGATATATTATCTTTCCAGAGTAAGCTTTATCAACTTTAATTTCTTTATTCATATGTATTATCTTAAGTAAAGTAGTATAATTAATTTATCTAGAGTAAGAGTAGTTATATATGGCTTACTTATGATATAGAACTTATTAGTCTGTATTAGTAGCCTAACCCCTCTTACTCCCCTATAAACGTCTAATATGCTATTTATGTTACCTTTTCTTTAACATTTATTAACATTGTTTATGATTATTTAACGCTATAATGTTAATACTTTTTAACATTTATTAACAATTCTTTTAGCTCATTAGCTAACTTCTGTGCATCAGGATGAGCTGCTTTACTACATCTAAGTTCAAAGAAATTTTCCCAATCACTTTCAAAACCTGTCATTACTAGTTCTGTTTTAGTAGCATTAGGGAGTATTGCCCTTGCTTCTTGTGGTTTTAATCCTTTATTTATTAGTAGTCTGTATTGCATTCCTGCATTGTTCAAGCACCATAAAAAGTTGTCCGCTATACCATTATCTGAAGGCAATTGAATCTTCATATTATCAATATCACACCAATCTCCATCCCAGTAAGTATAATCTCCAGTAGGTATATTTAACCAAGTAGGTTTAATAAAAGTAAGCTCATTATTAAATTTATCCTTATTGTAGTTACAATATCTCTGAGATTCTTGTGCAAAGCTAAATACTCTATGTCTAACAAACTCATGGCTTACTCCTCTATCACATATAAACCTGGCTGTAATACGTATCTCATGATGCTCTGTAGGCTCTACTTGATATTGTAAATCATCTAATCTATTATTCTCTACTATAACACGCATATTAGTAGTTATATAATAGAAATAATCATCTTCATTTACTTTAGAGTACTTATTTCTAATATAGAATATAGGATCTCCAATGTTCATAGCTGTCTTAGCAATAGTAAGATAAATAGTACCGTGTTCTAGTATAGCTCCATGCCCTAACTTGATCATACGATCTACAAACTCTTTAGCACTATCTTCTGTTATATTATTCTCACTCTTATAACAAGTTCTCCCTGCTAACTCTATCATCTTATAAGGATCTTTCCCCTCAATTATCTGTACGCTAGATTCTATTAGTTTCATATTAGTTAAATTTTATCTTCTATTATTTCTACTGGTATCATATATACGTGCCCTTCATACTCTGGCAGACCTTGTTGTACCACGTAATACTGTTCATCTACTTTTACTATTTCAGACCATCTATCATCTGTAGGTCCTATGTAAGCAGATCTCTTATATAACTCTATAGACTTACTAAAAGGAATAGTATTACCTATTATTTTATACTCAACATTCATACTATTATAACGCATTGATTAATAATAATTACAAAAATTTAACAAATTTTATAAAAAATTTAGAGGTATAAATGCCCGTGTGTGGACTACCACAAAACAAATCCCCCACCCCTGTTAGAAATCGGGAAGTCCCCGGTAGGTCTGTTATGTTTACTTATGAAAATGCAACGGAATACAAATCAACCACTACTGTCAATCATTGGATTATTAACTAAATCTTACTTATTATGTTATCTGATTGTTTATTTACTCCATCTGATACAGATGAAGATTATGCTGATGCATGGTTCAATTGGGATTAATATAAGGGCTGTAATAGCCCTTATTTGTTTGATTATTAACTAAAACTTTATAAATATGCTTAACAAAATCAAATTGTATATAGGCTATTGGCTTATTATGTTGTCTTTCTATAGATATAGGAAGGTATTCGTACAGGATTGGCTTACTCTTAAAGAGTCATTCAAAGTAATATCACATCCTGATGATTATGACAGTGCTACTGTTGCATCAAATTATATGTTATTTGCGTATACAAATATTGAGTTACGTAGGAAAGTAGAACTATCTAAATGTAGCAGATTGTGAATGTATGCAATTACATAGTACACAGTACTCAATACTCAGTATTGCCACAAAGGCTGCGCACAGGAAGCAAATCAGCCACAGCTGCTCAACATTGGGGGAAGCAGGAAGGAATTCATAGTGTTTGCCATTGTTTGAGTGAATGGGTAATAATATACCACTCACCCACATTCTTCCACTTCTCCCATTTTCAATGTGTTACCTCATCAAGTAATATATAGCTATAATTTACAAATCACCAAAAAACCTAAGCACTGTACAGGTTAAGTGCATCATGTCATGGCACGTTATAAATTAATCGAACCGTTAATCAAAACAGTTGAAGCAGGCAAGCAAAATGCAGGCACTAAATATGTAGTTGCTAAGCTTCAAAATGTAATGTGTATTTGGGAAGAACCACAAACATTTACTTGTTTCATTCAACCCATTGTAAACATGCTTACCCCATTGTTGTCAATTCAACATGGAGGAGCAGCACAAGCAGACCAACCAATTCCTGAAGAATTACAGTATGTAACAGGATGTTGGATTGACTGGTGTCCACCACAGAAGTTCTACAAACAACATCTGTCAGACCATCCGGCTCAACCTGCAACAGCAAATCGACCAGCAAGAGAAGCAATCAAAGCTGGTTCGCTCGTAACGAAAGGTGGAAAACCTATTCTTTACACTACACTACGAATATTCTGTCAATATTATATTGACGAATTCGGAGAAAAACAATGGATACGTGGAGGTTCTCCTGAAGAAGTAGGACAAAGAGCATTCGGTGCTTATTGTGTACCAGCTGAAGAAGATAAAGCTCCTCAGTTTGTACCAACTACTCCAGCTCCTGAAATAATTGGAGGTCAAGTAGTACAACCAGCTCCAGCTCCTACAGCACAAGGTCAACAACCAACCTTCACACAAGCACCACAAGGAGGTCAACCATTACCTTATTAACACAGAGACCAACAAAGTGTTACCGCTAACAGACCGGGAATAAGAATAGTCTGTCAATTTAAAAAACTCAATAACTTCGGAGTAGCATAAGCTACGGAGTTGTATAACAATCCCAAGACATTGAGGGCACCAGTTTCTTATAATAGTATAGTTGGCAGACGTAAGGGCGTACTCAGCTGCCGTGTGAAGCAGTGAATTCTGTGGACTGATAGAGAACGTGTAATATTCAGGCTATGCGTTACGTAGTTATAAGTTTTAGGTGTAAAATGCACAAATTATTCGCAAAGTAATTATTCTATGAAATGCAAATTATCTTCATATGTTGTGAAACATAGCTTAACCACGTCAAAGTATAATAATATAAGTTAGGTATGCCCTTATAAAGACTTAGGTAACGCTAAGGACTATATTATTATACTTCTTTTCTTAAACCACCAATGATACGTGACAAGTCGTATATGAGATGAGTGTGAGTCAAGAAAAACATAATCCTATTTACTATGCACAAGTAAAGACAGATTATGAATCCACGTGGTAAGGACACAGTTAGGTTCGCTGTGAGTGCATCCTTTAGTAGCAACTAACCAAAGCAAGTATAGATGGGAATAAGCTATTACCTCGATAGGCTTAATGAGGTACTTGACAGTCTGACACTAACTGAACAATAAGTGTCAATACTTTAGCATTCTAACTATTATATCAACACAATGATATATGAAAACTCGTGTATGATGTATATCTCCCTAATTGGGGCGTTACGACGTTCCAGAAACGTAGTATGAAGGCGCAGAGGCGTTAGAACTAAAGTATTTAATAGAGTAAGAGAAAATGAGGTCTTATATCAGACAGCTCTTAGCATAGCTTATAGTGGTGTTTTCCATAACTATATTAATGCGCTTACTCTATTATTTTTTCTATGCATTAACTAACAAATAAATCAATTATTCAGAATAGCATAGTATGACAATCAGAAGAAGTTATTCAAATAGTATACTCACAAGTATCAGTGAATTTTTAATTGCATTAATTATAATATTAATAGCAACAGTATCAATAAGTAAATATTGCGCAGACTATGATTATTATAATTATGTAGAACTTAAAGCACAATATAAAAACTATATTGTGACTAATAAGTACGTACGGAACTCAGACACTTATGTGTTAGAACTCATGAACCCTTTTAGTAAAAAGACTAAAGAGGTATATGTTAGAGATTATCTATATTATAATACTTATTTTGTAGGAGATACTATAAAATGAAGAAAGTTAGAGCACACTATAAAGGTAGGTATTATTACTTAGGTAGAGCTAAGAACTTAGAAGAAGAACTCAATTTAAAAAGAGATTTTCTAAGACAAATAGCTAATATACCTAAAGAAGATATAGAATTATTTCGTAAAAGGTTTGTAATCAAAAATAAAACAGTAAAATTCATAAGAAATGTTTGAACAAGTAAAAGACTACAAAAGTGCTTGCAAAGTATTAGGTATTAAACCTATTGACAAGCGTAGAAAGTTAGAAGAACATGTGCTAGTGTACATACAATTAAGTACTATTACTCAAGCAATTAACTTTATTGCTAACGGTAATAAACAATGGATACCAAAGTATGAACAAAATAAACCTATCAGAACATGGTACAGTTGGTGGTACATTAATTGGAACAAAATTGAAAAAGGTTCTGCTGCGGGTTTATTCACTCTGTATTCTAGCGATGGCCTTGGTGGTGCGGATGCTTATGTCGGTACTCATCTAAGATTTATTAACAGAGATGCAGCAGAATATGCAGCTGAAACATTTAGACCACTATATATGAAACATATATTTGGTATAGATTAAGTTCTCATATTTATTAACTATTAAAACATTTATCAAGAAATGGAAAATGAATTACCAAACTCTTCAAGAGGAAGAGGCTCAGCAGTAGCCTGGAGTTTAGCAGCAGTATTAATCCTATTAGGAATGCTTGTTGCAAGTGCACTAACTTTTATCTGTCATGATAAAGTTAGCAATCTCATCAATCCTGAAAAGGATAATGTAGAACAAGTTTGTGTTGACACAATTTATACTGAAGCTGTACCTACAATACAGGAAGTTCTTCAGTTTCGAGAAGACACAAAACGTTACATGCACATAGACAGTGTATTTCTTACAATGCCAGACGTTGTCTTAATAGATATACTAAGGCAACATGGAACTTCATTGTCTAATAGTGACATCGTAACTATATATGAATCGAACAGAAGTACTTATAACAAAGTAATGAGTGGAGCCAGAAGTCAACACTATAAAGACTCATTAGATAAATTGTCTAATACTTATAACAATACTAAAGATACTACTTTTGTAAAGAGAGAATAAAACAATAAACCTCACTTTCTGATTTAGTTCATAATTTAATTTTTAAATGAAAAGTATACTTAGTCTGCGAAGATAGAGTATACGTCTTCAGAAAATGACAAACCTGTGGGGCGTAAGTAAACGCATATCGTATATTATTCCCTTGAATACGGCAATAGCGGGTAATATACGAGATACTCGTATTTGTATTTATAATCGTGCAGACGTTAAAATCAGGTACTCCAATAAGGAAAGTTTGACAGCAATCCTGCTTATGAGTTAAAACTATAGAGAGAGTCATAGAAACAAAGTGTTGTTATCTTATTATTAACAAATGTGATTAGAATAGATACTATTTATTCTAAGAAAGAACGAAAACAAAGTTGATACTAACTTAAAACAAAATCCAGAGTATCCTGGTCGTCGTCAATAATATTAACAATTTAAAACATTAAGTAATATGAAAAAGAAATTAGCAAAGGAGGGAACTAATGCCTCGTATTAAAGTAGAAGAAGGTCGTAAACTCACTGAAATAAAATTCGGTACAGACCATTATTTAGCAAATTTGCTTGCTTGTACTAAGATATTAGGTATACCTTTAAGTAAAGCAAGAACTTTATGTAAATCTCATCCAGATATGAATATCAAAGTAGATCCACCACTACCTATTATCAGTAAATTACCCACTGATGCTATTCATGCTGAATTAGATGAATATACAATAACAGTTAAAATAACCAATTAACTATCAAAGTAAAATGAAAGCAATTATTATTACCTTCCATGGAGAAGCTCCTGAGAAGAATTATGATGAAATCATCAGAAAAATGGCTGAATTAGTGTTCAACAACACAAGTACGAAGATTGAAGATATATCTGCTGCTGTGTTAGATGACAAAGAAGTATCAGAAGCCTTACTGCAAAAAGTAGTAATAGCTCCTGTAGCAAATACTGACAAAGCTTCTTCAGCTACTGTAAAAGCTGTAAGCGAACTTTGTAGCAATATTCTCAATGAAATTGGTACTCCATCATTGATGAATGAAGAACTATTCCGTAAGGAATTGTTAAAGTATCTTCTTAATAAAGAAAACCAAGCTACAAATAGAGTATTACGCATTGTTATCAATACTCCAGAGAATTCAGCTTCTAAAGTAAAAGTAGTATTGCATAACTACGGTCTATCAAAACTTCCAGAGATACTCAGAGAACTTAATTCTATTCTTAAACTGTACTAGTTATGGCAAGAACAGAAAGAGATTATGAAAAGCAACAGAAAGACCTCAAGAAGAAGCCTAAACATAAGAAAATGGAGCCTTATAATCGAAAGAAGTCATGGAAGTAAATCCAGCGCTGGAAGCCAATTTATTAAAAGTTTGTATAGATGAATTAGATAGTTATATAAGTAAATCCTTATATATAATTAAACCTTTATCTGTACTTAATCAATGTCCTACACTTGATAATAAAATCAACTGTAGTGAATGTACTCATGAGTGTAAACTCAGAATGCAACCTGAACAGTCCAAGGAGGATATTCCGCCAGAGTATCCGCCCGCTGTTATATATTACTAATTTAAATTGTTAGTATGGTGGATTTCAGTCAACCTAGAACTATTTATAACCAAAACCCTAATGGAAGTTTAGCAGTGCTAAACTGCTATTCAAGAGTACAATGGACTATACAACGGTCAACCAAGCATAATACTTAGGTCAGAAGAAGGATATGGGTTACTTGCGAATAAGATATACGAATAAGCAAGATAGTTCTTTTTTAATTTCAAAATTATCAAAAATGAGTAAGACTAAAAGAATAAAAGTCCTAGAGGAATTTATTAGACTAGAGAAACTAGAGAAGAATCCTAGACAGGACTACATAGAAGTATGTGAAGAAGCTGCTAATAAACTCAAAAATGAGTTGAAAGCAGAAGAAAAACGTGTTAGTAGATATCTTATATTGATATCACAGAATACTAACAAGCGTAAAGAATCATACAGTAATCGTAAGCTTATAAAAGCAGGTGAGAGAGAAAGTTATCGCCAACGCAAAATTAGGCTGAACAGAGAACGTAGAGAATCTTTACACAATGGGTAGGTCAACTGGTCCTTTGGTTAAAGTAAATACTACAGAGGATATTCAAGAAAGAATTAGAGCTGTAGCATACTTTGGAAAACTCACAACTGAAGCAGCAAAATATTGGTGTGAGAAACAAAAGTACAGACCTATAAAAATATGTCCTACAAATATCACTGTAGCAGTATATGAAGCTAGAGAAAGATATTTTAAAAAATGTAATTTCATAGAAATTATTTCGTGATTAATAACTATAGTATCAAACATTTAAAAATTTATCAAAATGGCAGAAGAAAACAAATTGAACATCTTTGATGTAAACAACGAGAGTGATGACATTCAGGAATCTATCTCTAACGCGAACAAAGTAACCGATGACGTAGTAAAGAAAGCAGCTGAAAAGATTGCCGAGCGCCGTAAGGAAAAACTTACGAACGAACTCATCGACGTGGTTCAAAAGTGTGAATACACTGAGAAGTCCGCAGCATTGCAGTTACGCCGTAGTAACCGCGTGAACCAGAGAATGAAGACCTATATGAAGGACTTGCACAATCTCGCAGAAGAAGTGAAGAGTGGTAAGAAGCCAGTTACGGCCTGGAATGATGAAGCTCCGGCACTGAAGAAGCAGTTTGACAAGGATCTCATTGATATTGACAAAGATATCGACAAGTCTCAAAACGAGCTTGACGAAATCTTCCCCAATTCCTGGTCTTATCGCTGGAATAGTTTGATTCCCCGCCGTAACGGTTAATCAGGCTAAAAAACTAAAATAAAAGAGATTCCAAACTTGAGTATCTTTGTATCTAAACAAGTTTAGTGTTTATGGAGGAATATCTATAGCGCCCTACGGGCCGAAAGTATATTGAACGACACAAAGACCTGAATTAACAGGTCATACTACGTATCTTTGTATCATTAGTGTGGAATTATTGTGTACTACTGATCATATGTCTGAGATCGCGACAATAAGATTGTCCCGTATTAGTAATAGTACTGAACTGCTTTAGTCGAGATATCAAATCAGACTGAATAATGTGTATCTTGTATCATATATGTTTCGTCATATATCATTATTCGAGTATCATCAAGATCAGTAATAAAGAGAACTAACCATTCTCAAGACCATAGGATATGTAGCTTTGGTCGGCTACATATCCACTAATAAGATTAATTATAAAAATAGCAGGAGTATTGTATAACATAACGAAGGCCTACCTGTAGAGAGTGCTGTGAACAGTGTTAAATAATAAAGCTGGAAGGATGGCTTAATTCTGCACGTGAGTTATACTTTAATTAATCTTATAAACTAATTGACTGTTAGGTCTATAAATCATCGTTTGGACAGGGGTTCGACTCCCCTATGCTCCACGCCCTTTGCAGTTGAATAAAATAACTAGAACAAACTGAAAATGTACGTGTACATATAACCAGTCTAGTAACGGATTGTCCTGCACGGTTGCAGTAAAGAATCGTTAGCTGCCGTTTGACCGTATCGTATAACGGCACCCTGGGGCATTATGGTTTTGACAGCGACAAAGAGGAAATAGAATAGGTCAATAAGCAGATAACTGGCAATACAAGTTATGTAACAGATTACACTCGCTTAGTAGCGTAAGTAATCTAACGGCTAAGCTAATGTCGTAGAAAGCTGGAGTAAGTAAGCTTTGCATGGTAGTGAAGCCTTAGATATTACTAAGAGATAAGGTGTTCGAGTCACCTACTTACTACAAATTAAATTAAGTTTAATCAATAAATATTAATTTGAAATGGGATTAATAAAATTTATCAGAGAAAAACTTCCTGAACCTCTAGACAAGGCTAGTAAGGAATTAAGAATGAAAGAGAAATTGGTACAACGTATCAACTCTGTAGTACCGCAGTGTTACAAGAATAAGTATCACTATAAAGAAGGAATTTCTAAAGTAAGAAATATATTCTTCTTTTGGGAAACAAGAGGCACTGAAATTATTCATCTTATAGATGCAAGTAATTTAACTCCTGAAGACGAGACAAAATTTCGAGAACTTGAAAAAAAAGCAAGAAACTATCAACAACAATGCGTATAAGATACTTTGCATGGTTTGACTCTAAAGCCGAACGTACTGAATTTATCAGTATTCTTAATCAATCTCGCTCAGAATCTGAAGCGATAAGTAAACTCTTAGATAAATATCCAGACCTAAGTATGTCTGCAATATCAGGAGTAGTAAATAACTTTCAAAAAGAAATAAACAAAAAGTCATGAAACTAAACCATCCTGGAATCTACCGTATTATTGGAGAAAACTATGAATTGTTAGCCAATATAGTAGGAGAAGTACCGTGTTTAAGAATTACTTCTGCATTACTTATGAATGACCTTGTTCAAAGAGGTAAGTTTACAATATTATCTGAGGACTCAATTGAAATACAAAATGTATGTAATAATCCAGATGCATTCTTGTTCTTCGAGCATGAATACTCAGAAGTATGCCCATTACCACCTTATAGGCAATCTATTCGTGGTACAAAAATGCCAGATATCAGTAATGATATGATGAAAGCATTTACAGAGCGCTATATAAGCGATATGTCTATAAACGGCAGAGGAATTGAAGCTACAAAAGCTTATATTCTAAGTGTAACAGACTGGAGCCTAGCGCAAATAAACGTATTATTACTTAGAATAGCTAATAGTGTACGTCGCAATGGTCGTAAATAGTATTACTGTTTATACTTATCTGAATAAATGTCCAATAAGATATAATCAGATAAATTGGAGACCATCCTGGTATGTATTTTTAAGAATACAAAACAAGGAAATAAGAGAAACAGAATTCCACAAATTCTTCAAAAAACAAACATTATCTAAAGTACTAGCATGGTATGATACTCAAATACTACAGCAAATAGGCATAGCTTCTAAAACTACTCTTGAAGTAAGAATAAGAATAGTCTGTGGTATGGTAAACAAATTACCTATTGAAGTACTTACTCGTGATTTGAAGATTGAGTTCATGGAATGTATATGGGATACTTTCCGTAAGTTCTATGATGAATGGAATGAGTGGTATTGCAGATATATATTGCAATTACCTTTCTAGGGTTATAGTCATTGGGTTGACTATAACCCACACTAAAGCCCGTAATTATGACAGATGAAGAAAGACAACAGCTTTTCGATCTGATCAAACAGGCGAAAGAAGGCAAACAAAGTGCCTTCACAAAGCTTTATGAAAAGTATAATCGAATTATATACAGTACTATATATCGTATTGTAAATAATAAAGATGCAGCAGATGATTTATTATCTGTTACTTTTACCAAAGCTTTTTCTAAGCTAGATAGTTATATTAACAACATTTCATTTGAGATGTGGTTAAAAACAATAGCTATAAATAGTAGTATTGATTATATTAGACGTACTAAAAAGGAGAATGCAAACTATTGGCTGGATGATGACACTAGTACTGTTCAATTGAGAAGTTCGGCCGACTACTCACCTGAAGATAACTATATATTCAATGAAACAGATGCCAGATTAACAAATGCCTTCAATAGACTTCGTTATAAGTACCGATATATACTCGAACTACGTACTGTTCAGAATATGTCTTACAAACAGATTTCTGAACAATTGGGTCTCTCAGAGAGCCAAGTAAAATCTCAGCTTAATAAAGCTAGAGAGAAATTAAAACAATTGTTAAACTAAAAATTTACAAACATGTCAGCAATTTGGATTATTGTGCTACTATTAGTAGCATTTGTCTTTGCGAGAGGATTTCGCAGTGACAAGATGTGGTGGATTTATATCTCCTGCATCGTAGCTGGCTTGTTAGTAGGTATGTTGAGTAAGGAAGTAATCGTGCGTTCAGGGATGAACAAACAAGATACTTCCATTACTCAGCTAATCAACACCGTTGATGACTATAGTTCTGCATGCACACAAAGCTTAGTGTGTACAGTGACAGAAGGTACTACCAATTGCCTATCTGGGGTTGTGAGTAACATGTCAGAACTTAAAGTAAAGTTATCAGACGCATTGATTAGTAATATCTATACTAACGGGCGTGACTCACCAGCAATAGAGGATGATAGTTGACCTCTTTAAATATTCTATCGACTGAAAGTAAAAAAATTATTATTAACCACCAAAAAATTTATCAAGAATTATGGCACAAAAAGAAATGTCTAAGGCTGAAAGAAAGGCAGCATTGAAAGCAGCTAAAGCAGCTGCAAAAGCAGAAGCAAAAGAAAATAACAAGAATACTCAGCAGACAGCTGAGAAAGTTGAAACAAAGGAGAACAAGAAAGAGGAAAAGAAGCCTCAAGTAGCTGCACAGACAGTAACCAATAAAGACCAGAAAGGAGAGACGAAAGAACAGAAGGAACAGAAGAAAGAGCAGAAGTCCGGCACCCAAAAGCAGAAGAAAGACAAAACTCCTACTATCATTCCTGAAGAAGTTACAGAAGACAAACCGAAAGTATCTCCTGAAGAAAAGGCTATCAAGCGCGCAACATCGCTTGTAGGTGGAATAACTGGTGCAGGTATTCCTGTAGGTTCAACAGCTTCATCGGTAGATGGAAAGGCCATGTTAGCATTTGTAATGCAACAGCGTTATGCTAACAATGAAGAACTTGCTAAACGCTATCCTGAAGTATATGCGGATATCAATCGTACGATTGATGTAGTGAGTCTACTTGCCCTTGTCGATATTCGCCAAGACTTATTCAACCGTGGCGAACGTGGTGAATTGCAACTGATGATTGATGCAAATCAACTCATGCCGTTGCAAGGTATGGCTGAAATGCTAGGTATTAAACTAGCTCCAGCTAAAGCATTACCAGGTAGTGATGATGGTCAACTGGCTATTGACTTTAACAAGTCAGAGATTCCAGAAGAACTAGCAAAAGATGCTGGTAAGACTGTTACTAAAGTACCGGAGCTTGATCCAAACAAGATCACAACAGATGAGGAAATTGACGAAGCGTTAACTTACCTCATCAACAAAGAGAGAAATGTAGCAACAAACATTGTTAACACCGTAGAATGGTATCGTACTTTACGCGGCCTTAAGGAAACTAACGCTGACAAGAAGTTAGCATTAGATGAGATGACAGTAGGTGATTGGATGAATGAAATATTCAGCCGTATCAACCCTGTTAGTTTACTTAAGGGATTAGGAAGCTCAGTATATGTGTATACTTCACAGACTGGCTCCCCGTGTATGGCACACTCAGTACTTCACAACCATTTGACGAAAGCTGGATGGAGTGAAGAACAAGTTGCAGAAACTGTACGCGCTCTTATCAACGAGAATTTCCGTCTGAAACAGAAGGATAATAAAGAACTCACGCCAGAGTCAGATAAGGCTATTTCAGCCATTATCTCGAACTTAGGCGAGGAGTATATTGATAAGTTGTTTGCAGATTGGGGAATCAATCTCGAAGGAGTAGAAGAATCTAAGAAGAACCAGCTTGAGAATGATCGAAAGATTGCTCGAATGGTATTAGGTTCTATTAAGACTAACTTCTTCAGTAAAGATGAAAGCCCGACACCTGATGAACTTCGTCTGAAAGTTGGTCAGATTATCAATCTGTATCGTGACCCAGCTTCTCGTCTTGCTGCGTACTGCCAGTCATCAATAACTTCTCCAGTAGAGAAGGAATACCCAGAAAAGAAGGAAGAAAAACCCGCCGATGAAAAAAAAAATTAAGCATGTGGCGTAAGTTTTTACAATTCATAGGGTATAAAGACTAACCATTCTCTAAAATAGCATAATCAATATGAATTTTAGATTTATTACGGCTGTCGGCATGTTCATCGCCAGTTGCATAATTGGCTTTGGACTGCGACAGACAGTCACAGTAGTACAGGCAGCACCTGTAATTCCTTCACCTATAGAAATGCCAAAATTTCCTATAGTTAATAGTGAAGAGAGTAAGTCTGTCGATAAGATAGATGTCGAAGTAGACCTATCTACATTAGAAGTATCCGTGAAAGGAACAACAGACGCAATTGTGAATGTAAAGACTATTGGTGAACCAAAACCAATAGTTAAGTGGAGAACTAAAACAATAGAAAAAGAAGTAGCTTCTGGATATCCCTACATTAAATCTGTAGGTACTATGCCAGACAGTATTAAAGCTATTTCTCCATTATCTAAAGTAAATTCTCATGGTAAGTAATTTAGTTATACTAAAACAAATGATACGATTATCTCGTATCATTAAGGATATGAAAGAAGCAAGATGTAAACTTAGTTCTATCTTATCTCAATCTTCTTACTTTATAGTAGAAGGAGACCAGTCTGATATTATTAATAATCAGACTAAAGATAGTATAGCTAATTGCTTATATACTGAAAAGTACTTACGTTTGTCTGTAAGTAATGCTTGTAAATGTTTGGATGGATTTAACGCAAGTATCATGGAACCAGTTGATTACATCAGTAGTAGTGATGTAAAAAACAAATTCGTAGATGTTTGTAAAGGTAAGAAGATTGTTGCAACGATCTGCCTAAGTACAGGTAAAATTACCATGTTAGAACCAGAACAGAATGAAAAAAAATTAGCTGAAGAGAAAAGCTCAGTGGAAAATAGTTGATGACAATAACCACTTAAAAAAACCTATAATTATGTCATAGTTCGAGAGGAGTAAAACTATAGCGTAAATCACTCCAGGGAAGTCATGCGGAAAGATATAAAAGAATATCAGTCGCGCCCGTTAGGGAGCTGTAGTCATTTCTACTGGCCCGAAAAAGTACAGAATCCGAGAATATGTTAGCTGCTAAAACAGTGAGATCACTCAAAAGGTAGGATATTAGGCTAAAACGTCTGAAAAACGGATAGCAGGGGATCAGAGTGCTTAATCCTCATTAGGTATTGAGAACCGTATTGGTGAATACTAAAGACTCTTAATTACTGCAAACAGTACCGCTAATGCAGAGTTATAAATTAAAGCAAGGGGAACGAAATCCTCTATAATTACTCGTTTTAGGTTATCAAAATCAGAATCAAATAGGAGTATAAACACGACGCTGAAACAGGAGCAATACGGTTCCTGACTTATTCCTTTGGAAAGAATAAGTGAAGCCGAGAGGCAAGGTTAGTTTCACCTAAAGAAAGCAGCCAACTCATGGAAAAAAAGAGATAGCATATAACGCGATCACCGGTCTCCAAAATCGGTCAACAAAAGTGCAACTATGCGCCCAGAAAGGAAAAATAGCATTGCTAACTATAGTGTTCAGTACACATCAACTGTGATGCAATATGCAACTGTGGATATTGGAACTTGTACTTACGAAGGTAGTAAATTACTGATACTAATGTAAGGATAACCGTGTTATGGTACACACTATGTAAACTTGACTGATTATCGTGGAGCAGAAGCCAATTCTGTGCCTTATGGTAAATAGGGTCCTCGTGAAGGTGGATACGCAATGTTCCAAGGATGAAGTAGGAGTGATGTATATGAGATTGATACAGTCTTTCAAGTCTAAAGTGACTCACGTGCTTGGTCGTTCGTGTGAGTATAATTGAATGAGGAATGATTACGGAGCAACAGACTCGTCGAGCGGTTTGAGGGCGCTATAACCCTGATTCTAGATACAGTGACCTTTAGCAAGTCATATTATGTGGTAAAAATAAGACTAAGGTGATGCAGAGAAAACACCTATTAAAAAACGGCAGAGCTTATAAGTTTCAAGATATGTAAACTTCTTCTTAATATAATGCAGTTCACGCCAGAATTGTTGTTATTAATAGTCGTATTTAAAACTAAGGAGATACAGAAGACTATGTCATTAGGTTATGAGTATAAGATGTTATGCTGTATTTACTAATGTATCTACGCTGAATAAAGCCAGCTATGAATAAATGAGCTTTAATTGTTTAATCTTTAATAAAATGGGAAGTTCAATGGAACTGTAAACGCTGAGACTACCATTCGTAAGAGTAGTGTGAGTAGACAGGTCGCCACCCCGACTACCAACCGTTATCGCTGACATTGACACTTCGTAAAGTACTAATTGCAACTTAGTATGTATGAAGAACGCTGATTCAGATTTAAAGTAATAAATATAAGAGTATACTGTCTATATACTCAGGTTTCTCATGCAATAGCGGAGATAGTACCGGTATTTATGATGCTGATGAGAGGTGGAAATCCTCGTATTCGTGTAGTATAAATAAGAAATCCGAGAGGTCAAGTGGGTGTCTTGAAAAATTAGGCAGCTTGTAGTGTTTTAGTAACGTTTCTCGACAGAAACGACCCTCATTCGCTTAGAATGTTGTAATCCTTAATTACTCCTAGGCATACCAGTTGCTGATGAAAGAGTTCGATATATTATGCTTGTACAATACTTATGCAAGAGAACATGATATAAAGTAGGGTGATGGGTGCGGTAAGCATCGTATAAATTGAATCTTATCCGTTGGAGTACGATAAGCTCAAATTACCAAAGTATTATCAGAAGTAACTCTCAGAGTATTTCTCATAAATTATTTCGATTTATTTTCAAAGTAAGCCAAGTAGATTATGTGATTGACTTCACTACTAAAATTTCAAAGCTTAGTAAAGCGGTATGATATAAGATGCATACTTTAGTATATAAATAATCGAAAGGTGGAGAGCATTAACAAAGTATTAATTAAAAATTAAGAGAGTTTCGTATTGGTGAAATCAAGCACGGACTCAGAAAGGAAACATTCTTATGGATAAAAGTAATGTAGCATCTTCTATTGGTGCATTAGTAGGAACACAGAGCACTGCTGCTCAAGTTATGGCTCGTTATCGGGCAACTGCAAAAGAGTATGGACGGTTCTTTGGTGAACAAATCTATACTGTAGTAGCAACAAATCCTGACCTTAAGTGGAAGGAAGATGTGCTCAACGATAAGAATACTTTACGGAAGGAAGTAAATGTATTCATTGTTAAGGCCATTGACATTTTAGATGTCAAGTTCATCGCTAAGGACTTAGATGGTGAACCGAAAATCATGTTGAATCCGGACGATAACGACCCGAATCTCGTATTCCCGTTAGTCAAACCTGATTTCAGTAAGGCTGACCGGAAGAGCGTGGCTGAATGTATCGAACGTATTGGTAAGAAGAACAGTAAACCAATGTTCTTTGCAGCAGAGGAATTGCCTATGCTGAACGATATGTTGAAGATACATAACAAGGGTATCCTCAACTTCTATGAGGATTTGTCTCGCAAGTTCATTCGACTCAGTGAGACTGTACGTGATATGATGGATCAGTCTGACCGTATGCAGTTGGAATATCAACGGCAGTGTGGTGTAGTTACTGACGAAACAGAAGTAACACTTCAGGTAAATCTTGAAGAAACTACTGAATAAGCAATACTATGAGCAGAATTTCTAAAGTAAGAATAGAGCTTCTGCGACTACTTATTTGCGTCGAGCCTACTATACTAGCTAAAGTTCAGAGTTGGGACGGAAGCACTAAAGTAACACCTAATGCAGTATCTGTAAGAGAGGATGGTCAGGTCTTCTTTTACTATGGCAAAGGGCCTTTATGGTGGCAACGGCTTTTAAATACTTATGAATCGGTAAGTCTTTTAGATGTAGCAATACGTATTGCAGATGCAATAACTGGTTCTGGAGGAACTAGAAACGATGTAGCTTTTGACGGTATTACGCAAGCATTACTGAAGGAAGCAATTAAAAACAAAGATCTCGATTGTGTTGTAGATATCTTATTTGATAGTATGAGGAATGCTTCGAGCGGAGAGCTGCACTCAAAGTATATCAATAAAGAAGCTATTGAAAAATTCGCAAAAGAGAAAGGTCTAACTGGCAAACTTGTTGTCTCTGACAATATATTTGGGTTTGCTGGTATTGAAATAAGACCAGGCGTAGTCGTACCAGTACGATTGGGCAAGGTTAAACAAGTATAGTATTTGAATTGGAATATTATAATAAAACAACATATTTTCACAGGGTGAATTGGCCCTGTTTAAATATAGTGCTGTAGTTCAACTGGATAGAACATCAACCTTCTAAGTTGAGAGTTGTGAGTTCGAGTCTCACCAGCACTACAACTAGTAGACGTAATTTGGTCAAGTATTAACTTTAAAAAATCAACTTGAACATGAAATCAATTACATCTAAATATATTATTACACATCGTAAAGAACTTAGTAATGAAATTACTAAATATTGGAATATTATTAAGAACGAGAATATCATCCCTAAGGGTGCTACTCGTAATTTTGACTTAAAACAGTTACTTAATGAAATCCAAGCTAAGGCTGATGAACGTATCCTGTTGAAACTGTATTTACAGTGTATCAATATGGGTTACAAGAAGTTCTCAGAATTGCCTACAACAAATAACTATCTTGCTATATTTACTTTAAGTGAAAAGCAGGAACAGTTATTTCATTTGAGCAAAATTAAGACCCTAGACCCTAAGCTCAAGCGTTCAAAAGGAAAGAAAAATCTGAACACTACTGAAGAATTGACTTCAGATTATATTAATAGTTTGAAGAATAAACTTCAGTTAGAGATTAACAAACTTAACAAAGAAATTGAAGAGTTTAATAACAAGGCTGAATTAAGCCTTGAAGAAGCTCCTCTATCTATTGCGGCTTAAGAAAAATGTAAGACTAAAGATATTATTTTATATATTCATAACTATTGTAGAAAGGCTTAGGGGAGTAACTTCCCCTTCCCTTTCTTAGTATTAACCCTTTAAAATTATCAAAATTATGAAAAAGAATAAACAATATAGAGTAAAGAAACAGACAGTAAGAAATGCTAAACGATCAGCTAAAGCTAAAAAGCGTAATTATCCTAGAATAGTAATAAACGGAAAATATGTTAAGAAATATTGTCCAGCAGAAACTACTAGAGATTTCGAGATCGGTCCGTCTTTAGTTACAGAAGTAAAAGATGGGAAAACAGTAAATTGGAACTCCTGGAGTTCTAAGAATAAACAACAGCCTACTGAAATAGCAAAAAATGCTATAGAAGAGAATAAGGCTATTAAACAGTCTAAAAAAGAACGAATAAAAAATATTCTTATGAAAGCAGGCTATGATCCAACTATCCACTGCACACGTAAAGAAAAGAAGAAATTTACTAGAATAGTAAAGAATTCTTTATTTACTGAATCTCCTAAGCCAAAAGAACGTTCTAAGGCAGAATGGAAAGAGCTGTTTACTCAACAGAAGGCAGCAAAAGAAGCCCGTATGGAGGCTTTAAAGTATAAACCTTTACCTATTAAGGCTGGTAAACAAAAAGGCTTTACAGCAGCTGAATTAGCTGTTAAAGAAAAGCCTAAAGAGCGAAAGTTTAAGTATGTGATAAATCGTAGACGTAGTGACGACGATAAACGTACATACGATTTCAAAACTGACTATTTTGTAGCTTCTACAAGAGAAGAGGCAAAGAAAAAAGCAGCTAAAGAAGCTAAACAGTATCGCAATGATTCCTCATTTGCCGGTATAACTGTACAAGACATTGAAGGAGACAATAATATAATTTACTATGATGGTAAATCATTATTAGCAGCATAATGGATAAAGTAACAGTAGAACATTCAAAAGAAGAACAATTAATCATCTATTTAAGAAAAGGTTTCTTTGAAAGTAATTCAAAATTTGAATATAGAGTGCAAAAAGCTCTGTTTTGGAGAGATAACGATTATTACACAGAGATTAGAGTTTATCCTAATAGCGTAGTTATAGTTCATACTTTAAAAAAAGAAATTGACATAAATAGAAACAAAATTGGTTTTAAATAAGTGGAAATTAGTAAAACAAAAAGAAGCAAGGCTTCGTTTAGAGAAACCTAAACGTCCCTTGAAATTCTTACAATTCTATGTAGGAAGAGATAAGAACAGAAAGCAACATGTAGGAGGTTGCAAAGGAAAAAATAAAGTAAGTGACCGTAGAGCTTACTGTAGAAAATCTATAAAACCTGCTATTAATAAAATAGCAGCGTAATATCTATGGAATTCCATATAGCTCAAAAAGGGGTAGAGCCGCAGCAAAATGTAAGTCTGTGTGATTTGTGTCAGTTCGAGTCTGACTATGGAATCTAACCAAATATTCTAAATATGATTATACGTAACAAAAAAGTCTATGTATATGATATTGAGGTATTTCAGAATATTTTCCATTGTTCTGTTAAAAATACAGAAACAGAAGAAATATATAAATTTGAAATCTCTGAAAGAAAGAACCAACTAAGAGAATTAGTTAAGTTCTTTAAACAAGTCAATTCCTATATAAAATGGGGAGACTTCTATGGAACAGAATTAGTAATAGATTCAGATATTATCTTTTGTGGATATAATAATCTACATTATGATAATCCTATAATAAATTATATTATAGAGTATGAAGATAGACTTATGAGCTATAATGTAGCTACTATATGTAATTCTATCTTTAATCTAAGTAAGACTATTACTACTTCTACTGAGGATAATATAGATGCCTGGAAACATTGGAAGTATCAAATATGGTTTGATACTTTTGATATTCTTACTATGCTTTACTCTAATAAACTTAGAGTGGGTTTGAAAGAAATTCAGGTAACTATGCAATATCCAAATGTACAAGAATTTGTATGTGATTGGAGTAAACCTCTTCCATTAGAAGATTTTGACGAAATGATAGACTATAATATAAATGATATTGAGTCTACTACAGAGCTTTTAAATAGATGTAAGGAAAGTATTAATTTACGTATAGCTATTGAAGACGAATATGGAGTAAGAGTACTTAGTAAAGATGGTGTAAATATTGGAATGAAAATCTTAACTCAAAAATATCTCGAGAAAACAGGTTTAACCTGGTGGGATATTAAAGATTTAAGATCTCCAATGGATTATATTCCTTTAAAGGATGTAATATTACCATTTATTAAGTATGATAGTCCTATTTTACAGAGAGTACTAGATGATATGAAAAGTCAGATAGTTTCTCCAGGTAGAAAAGGATACGAAAATAACTTTATATTTGATGGTTTACGCTATACTGTAGGAGTAGGAGGAATTCATTCTAAAAATGATCCTGAAATCATTATTCCTAAAGAAGATGAGTTACTTATAGACTGTGATGTAACATCACTATATCCTAGTATGCTTATAGAGTATAAGTTCTACCCTAAACATTTAGGGCCTGAATTTCTAGAAGTATATAAACAAATTAAGAACGAAAGAGTAGAAGCTAAGCACAACGGAAATAAAGTAAAAAATGAAACTTTGAAGCTTGCCTTAAATGGTTTAAAATGTAAAATATTTACTGTATTTAAAACTAATTTAAGTTTATTACGTTTTTAATAAAAAATTTTCATTTTTATGAATATAACGATAAATAGACTTAACGATATTACAACTACTGGGATTTATAAAATTACAAATATAAAAAACAATAAATTCTATATAGGAAGTACTTCTGAAAGTTTTTTAAAAAGATGGAATCATCATATAAATTCTTTAAGAAGAGGTACTCATAAAAACATGCATTTACAAAATGCATTTAATAAATACGGTGAAGAATCCTTTAGATTTGAAATTTTGGAAACTTGTAGTAAAGATCTATGCCTCATTAGAGAACAAATATATCTAAACACCTGTACTAAAGAGAATAGCTATAACATAAATCCCATAGCTACAGCATTATGTAATACAGAGGAAACAATAAATAAACAAATAGAAAGCAAAAAGCAATTTTATAAAGAATGTTTGGAATGGTATAACAAATATAAAAAACAATTAATTGTTTTTAAAGATATACCTGATAAATATAAAGTGAGAATTAAATCATACATAGAAGCAATTCCTTGGAATAAAGGAAAACATTATGAATCTACAGATCATTTAAAAGTAAAGCATAGACTTTCTGATAGAAGTAAATGTAAAAATACAATAAGAAATAAAAGTCTAAATGTATTTGTATATGATTCTGATATGAATTTTATAGATGTTTTTAGATCTTCTAAAGATTTAGAAGAGTTATCTGTCACTTTAAATCTACCAATAAAATCAAGATTTTCTACACAAAGAATGGGAAAACCTATTTGTTTTTTATCTTCTTGTAATATAAATAAAGCAATAAAAAATAAAACTCAATATAAAGGATTATATTTTTTAAATAAGCCCTTACATCCAGGGATGGATGATAAGAATGAACCAAAATCGGTAGAAGTCTGGAATGATAATACCGAGGTAAACTAATAACTGTTAGTCACTGTACAGCATAGAAATTGAGCGTTATAGTAGCAAAAATATTTCCAAGAGTGGTTCACATCTAGAACAGATGAAAATATATGCGGATCTTATATTAATAATAAGTATAAGAAGTTAAGATAAAAAGCTTAACGATAACAACAATGTTATCAGGCAACTTACAAAATGAACATAATTTCTGTTACAGCCCTGAGGCTGTTATGAAAATTAGAATCAATGGTCAACTTTTACTTTTAATGTTAGCTGAAAAATTAGTCCAAATAGGATGTAGAATAGTACAAGCTAATACTGATGGACTTTTCTTAATTTGTAAAAAAGATAACTATAGTAATTACAACAAGGTTTGTCGAGAATGGGAACAACTTACTAGACTTACTCTAGAAGAGGACCGTTTTGAAGCTATGTATCAATATGCAATTAATGATTATATTGCGGTTAAAGAAGGATATGGTAAGACTAAGAATCCTAATTTAATTAAAACAAAAGGAATGTTTATTACTGAAGTATTATTAGGTAAAGGTTTATCTGCAAAGATAATACCTGAAGCTATAATTAAATACTTTGTAGATAAAGCACCAGTTGAAGAGACTATAAAAGGATGTACAGATATACGTAAATTCTTAATGTCTGAAAAGACTGGTAAACAATGGCATGTTGAATACATGAATAAAGAGCAACAAAGAACTAATCGTTTCTACGCATCTACTAATGGTGGATACTTATGGAAATGGAAAGATACTGGGCACAAAGAAGGTGAAATTATAACATACACTGAGCCATATGTAGGAGAACATAAATATAAGGCTTCTGCAAGACAGTATCAGAATATGCTAACGGCATCTGGTGTTACTCTTTTAAATAAATTTGATGATAAACCAATTGAAGAACGAAAGATTAATTATAGGTATTATATATATGAAGCCTATAAGATAATCAGAGAATTAAAACCATTACAATTGAGCCTATGGGATTAACAAAGGCTACCAAATAAATTTCAAAGAACTATATGCTCATATAATATATGAGAATATGATTTTAGAAATAGACACTTCTATCTTAGATAGAATACCAAACATATCTATTAATCAATTAGTATTCCTAACACTTGTATTGAGTGATATCAAAGTAATCAATCAAGACATTCAGAAACTTCTCAGCCTAGTTAATGAAGAAGAAATACAAGAGTTAGCTAATCAAGGTTTAATTAGTATTAATAATAGTACTGATAACCAAGTCATAAGTAAGACATCAAAACTAGATGAACTTCTTAAAGAAGATAAAACTATGTTTGATACTTTCTATGACCAATTTCCAGTTTATGTTATACGCCCTGATGGAACTAAAGGTTTCTTAAGAGCTAATGTAAACAAATGTAGAAAAGAGTATAACCGTATCGTAGGTAAATCTAAAGCAATGCATGAACACATTATGAATTGTCTAAGATATGAAATAGATGATAAAATGCGTACAGGCAAGATGGGTTATATGAAAACTATGTGGAAATGGCTCACTCAGCACGAGTGGGAAACCTTTGAGGAACAAATGAAATTAGATGATTATCAACCTAATACTTATAATTATGGAACAGATGTCATCTAAAACACTATCATTTCGTCATATATCTACTGCAACAAATGAAGCAGTAGAATATATTCGTAAAAGAAAGAACCACGAAATTCAATCTTTAAGAACAAGATGGAATAAGTTTAATAAATCCTGTATGGGAGGAATTGAACCAAATACGATATATACTATAGTAGGTATATCTGGTAGCGGTAAATCTTCATTTGTGAATACACTTGAAACTGATTTAATAGATTTAAATTCTAATCAGGATGTTATAGTACTCAATTTTAGTTTTGAGATGCTTTCATCTAGGCAAGTAGGTAGAAAAATAAGCAGTAAGTTAAGGCAAACTACTGCTGAGCTATATAGTGCTAATAATGAATTAACAGATGATTTATTAGATAGAGTTGAACAAACTTCTCAACAAATAAAGTCGTATCCTATATATTATGTAGATACTCCTGGTACTGTTGAAGATATAGCTTCTACTATTAATTACTTCTATGAAACTAAAGCTAAAGACAAGAAATTTGTGATTATACTTGATCATACTCTTCTTGTTGAAGGTCAAAATCGTGAAAGTGCCTTGCAAGTTATTTCCGAATTACAGAAACTGTTTATTAAGGTAAAGAAATTACCTAATACTACTATAATTCAGTTATCACAGATGAATCGGAATATAGAAAATCCTGAGAGAATTAATAACCCTTCTATGCATTATCCAATGCGTAGTGACATCTCCTCTGCTGATACTATATTTCATGCGTCTGATTATGTCATATGTATTCACAGACCAGAATTACTCAATATACAACAGTATGGACCAAATCGTTTACTAGTAAAAAACAAAGTCTACCTACATATTCTTAAAAATAGAGATGCAGGAGAGTGTACAATATTAGAGTTTGATAATGATTTGAAATACAATAATTTAATTGAGACTATACGAGAAGAAGAACCAGCAAGGAAGATTTCGTTTAGTAATAACAATTAAAAAAGGCTGAAAATTATGAAAACATATACTTTTAAGTTACCGAAAAACAACAATAGTGCAGATATCTATAAAGAAAAGTTGATGAAACGAGTTATTAATGCTTATCCCTGGTTGACAGTAGAAAGCAACTACGACTATCCTAAATGTGATTTTGGCGTAGAATATGCTGGAGCTGGTGACTATATTACTCTAGGTTTAAGTAAGACTCACAATATTGGCTGGATGCCAGAAGAATGTGCAAACTGTCCGTTTAAGTGTTTTGCTGACGGTAGTATTAACTTTGATTTGGAGAAAGAGTTCTTCAGCGCAATGAATGCACTTGATATCTATGCAAAGAAGAATTATCCGTTTAAGAAGGATTATGACTTTGAAGATGAATTCGGTACACCGATTAAGATTTTCGATAATTTCGTACAGATTGGTTATGAAATTATTCCGATTGCAACTGGTTCATTGAACCACTTGAAATCAAAAACTAAAAAGACTATTATTGACATCACGATTAAGATTAAGAATCGTGGTTTATTTTAAAAAATATTAAAATTTGTCCGTATTATCAGTGATTACCAAAAACTTTCAGTAAGGATGCAAAAATAAAGCTTTTTTATGATTGTATTACCAAAAGAGAAAGTAAAAGCTAAAGTAGAAAATCCTAGATAACTGGGACATTATATAGTGATATATAATGAAAATTCCTTGAATTGCTGGAACCTTTTAATATGTTTTACGTTTTTAATATAAAATTAGGAATATATTAAAACAATCAGCAGCTAAGCTTTATGATTACAGAAAAAACTTTAAATAAATATAAAGAATATATTGGAAAAACTATTGGAACATTAAAAGTAGAAGACATAGATCTAAGTATACCTAATCGAATATACTTTATATGCACTTGTACAGTATGTGGAAGAAAACTTAAAGTTAGAAATGATAATGTAGTAGATAGTAGAGTAGGATGTAGCAAATGTTTAGGGCAATGGCGTAGAAAGAACTTTGAAGAGAAATATAAAGACCTTCTTCCAAAGGATATTAGACATAAATACATACATTTTAAATGTAATGCTTTAAATAGAGGTATATCTTTCAATTTAACTCAAGAAGAAGTTAGAAAATTATGTGAATCACCTTGCTATTATTGCGGTAAGGAAAGATGTCTAGGAATTGATAGACTAGATAACTCAAAGAACTATACTACTGAAAATTGTGTTCCATGCTGTGGTTGTTGCAATAGAATGAAAATGGACTTAACTTTACCATTTTTTATAGAACAAATTAAAAGGATTTACAATAATCATAAAGAAAGTTCAACGACTATCTCGAAAGAGAGTACATCTAAAGTGATTGTAGATGGAAGTGGGGAACATCTCTATGTGAGATGATGATATAGTCTGATCTATATGGTGACATATAGCAGTTCATAAGAGAACGTATATAATAGTAGCGTATTATATAGAACAAAATGAGATTTTTGATAATTTTTGGCAAGCCTAAGGCTGGTAAGACTACTTTAGCTTCTAAGCTAGATAATAACCTAATTATTGACTTAGAAGGAGGCTCTGAATTCCTTGAAGCATTAGCAGTACAAGCTAGGTCTGTAAAAGATTTAGGAGAGATTGCAAATGCAATTAGAGAAGAAATTAAGTCAACAGGAAAGAAACCGTATAAGTATATTACTCTTGATAATGCATCTCGACTCGAAGAAATATGTCTAAGTTATGCAGCTACATTATATCGTCAAACTCCAATGGGTAAGAACTACCAGGGTAATGATGTTAGAACATTACCTAATGGTTCTGGATATATGTATTTACAGCAAGCTGTAAGAAAAGTCATAGATATGTTCAGAGATCTTTGTGATAACTTTATCTTAATTGGTCATCTTAAGGATAAGATGATTAATAAGGAAGGTGAAGAATTATCTGAGATGTCTCTAGATTTAGTTGGTAAACTTGCTAATATTATATGTGGCGAAGCTGATGCAGTAGGCTATGTATATAGAAAGAAAAATGAAACTCATATTTCTTTTGAAGGAGGAGATAATTCCGTAAGAGAAGCAAGAGCACCGCATCTAAGAGGTAAAAACATTGTCATTGCTGAAAGTGATGATAATAATAATATCAAGGTATATTGGGACAAAATATATTTGCCTGAATAACTTTAACCGTATTTTATATCAGTTTAAAGAATTAAGATTATGATTTATAGTACAGAATTAGCAAACCAGATACAAGAGAGTAAAAATAAGTACTTAGAAGCAGGTATTCACGAAAATGTGAAATTTGTTAGTGCTAGAGTTGATAAATCCATTAATGGAAACATCTTTATCGAATTTAAGTTTGAAAAAGATGAACAGACCATGACTCATACTGAATGGGAATCTACTAAGAAACCTAATGAGTCCGAAGAGGATTATCAAGCTAGAGCTACTAGACAAGTAAAGCGTATTCTACAGATTTTAGGATGTTTCTATCCTAAAGAAGTACTTGTTTTCGCAGGTTCTTCATTTAATGAATTTGCAAATTGGGTTGTTAATTTGCTAAACGCAGCAAATAAAGATATTTTACTTAAAGTAAAGATAGTTTATAATAATAAAGGCTATACTACTTTGCCTAACTACTGTAAGTTTACTTTTATTGAACCGATGAATTTACCTGAGGGACAGAAGAGTAAAATTACTGAGTTGAACATTGACTTATTTGTTCGACCTGTAGTAGCAGACAAAGAAAATAAGGAAGAGAATCCGTTAGATATGATTTCTACAGATACTCAGGGATCAGGTAACGATTTGCCTTTCTAATTTAGTCTTTAAACAGTTGCCTACGCTAGGCATAATATAGCGATACGTGAGTAGCATACCACTATGTGAGTCTTTAGACAAAATGATAGATTTGAAATAGTATGCACTCACGTTTTAAAGGAGTATTAGTTTAATGGTAAAATGCAGTTCGATTCTGCAATACTCCACAAATTAAAATCTATATCATATGCTATACGACACTACAAATATAAAAGATGAAGTGAATATTACTCTAGATTATATATTATCTAAAGTAACAGAATATGATATATATGCGGCATATATTGGTAATTTTAAAGTAGGCATGATTTACAACAGTCCGTTTAGAAAGGATAAAAATCCATCATTTGGATGTTTCTATAGTAGAACTACTAAACAATTAATGTTTAAAGATCATGGTACAGGTGATTGCGGTAATGTAATTAAGTTTGTTTCATTACTTACCGGTTTAACTAATTATTCTGATATACTTAATAATATAGTTAATAAGCTTAAAATTACTAATAATACGCAACTCGTTAGCTCTAAGCAATACATACCGTCAACAGAGACAGTAATTGGTGTAGTAAGACAAGACTTTACTCTAACAGACATCAATTACTGGTCTCAGTTTAATATTAGTATTGATACTTTAAAGAAATTTGGAGTAAGCAGTATTAAATATTACCTGTGTAATGGTATTGTAAAGGGTATTTACAAGGATACTAATCCTATGTATGCTTATAAGGTATATAATCATTTTAAAATTTATAGACCTTTAGCAGATAAATATACAAAATGGCGTAATAACCTGACAGAGAATGATATTCAGGGGTTTAAACAGTTACCTAAAACTGGTGATGTACTTATAATAACAAAGAGTATGAAAGACGTCATGTGTTTATACGAAATGGGGATATCAGCAATATCTCCTTCTTCAGAGTCAACTTTTATACCTAATAAGGTATTAGAACAACTTAAGAAGCGTTTTAAGCGTATTATTATATTGTTCGATAGGGATGAAGCTGGCGTAAAATATCTTCGTAAAATGAGCCTTAAAACAGGCTTAGAAGGGCTTTTAATCCACAAAAAGTTCAAAGCGAAGGATGTATCAGATGCTATTAAAGCAAATGATTTTGAAACTATTAAGAAATGGCTTTATGAAAACATTAAAAAATAAATTAAAAACATTTTGGAAAGATTTTAGAGAAGTTATAGCTAATCTAATTTGCATCCCATTCCTATTAACTACTATTATAGTAGTGATGCTTACTGTAGGTGTGTGTAAACTAACAGATACAATACTACAAATAGATAGAGATGTTATAAAAATATTTGAAGAATGTATTTATGGAGCAGAAGAAGAAATAGGGAAAAGTAAAGAATGCAACTCCTAATATATATGATGGAATAAAGTTTAGAAGTAAGCTTGAAACATATACATATAAAAAGCTGAAAGAAGCTAAAATCAGTGCTGAATATGAACAGCATAGATATGAACTTCTTCCAGCTTTTACTTTTGGAGGAAAGAAATATAGACCAATGACTTATTTACCTGATTTTGTAGGAGATAAGTTCATTATTGAATGTAAAGGGTATCCTAATGAGGCATGGCCTTTACGTGAAAAACTATTTAACTACTACTTGTTTAGATTTGAACCTAATATAAAGTTCTATGTAGTACATAATCAGAAACAAGTAGACGAGTTAATAAAACATTTAAAAGAATGTTAATTTTTTGTGCAGTATTAATATACAAATTAACAATAAGTTTGCATTATGAAAATATGTGCAATTAGTGATTTACATGGTATATTACCTTCTGTACCAGAATGTGACGTATTATGTATTGCTGGTGATGTAGTAGATTTACTTGTTCAACGTAGTTCTGATGAATCAGATGCATGGTGGAGTACTGCTTTTATTACATGGGCTGATAAGCTATCGTGTAAAAAGATATTTGTAGTACCAGGAAATCATGACATTTATATTGAACAATTATATGACGGATTAATAAAAGATACTACTTTACAGGAGTTTAAGGATAAAATATCTTTACTTACTAATGATAAGGTAGTATTTCTTATTGATGAGTTATATGAATATGAAGGAATAAAATTTTATGGAACTCCATGGATAGCTCCTATACACTGGCAAACATGGGCATTTGAAGATACTCAACATGAATATGATGAGTATGTATGCCCATATGAAAAGATACCTAATTGTGATATACTCATTACTCATGAGAATCCGAATTATAATGAAAAGCTTGAAAATTACTGTTTTGGTAAGTATAAGCATCATTTCTTTGGACATTGGCATAATGGTATATCATACGGTCATCTTAATCAACATAACTGTAGTATATTAACTGACAGTTATATGATAAGAGAAAGACTTAAAATAGTAACAATTGATTTTAATTTAGAGAAAAAATCAGATAAATCTAGAGAAGATTTACTTTTTAATCTCTTAGTTGAAACAATTAAACATAAAACTGAAGAAGAAAACGAAGAAGAACAATGATAATTGATAAACCGTATTATGAAGATAACACGAGAATATCAAATTCTTCTATAGGTTGGTTCTTAAAAAAAGGTCCTTTATATTTCCGTAATATGCTCGACGGTAAAGAAGAAGGATTAAAATTACCACAGTTAGAAAAGGGTACTATGATACATGAATACATACTTCAACCAGATGAATTCTGGAATGATTATGTAATACTTGAGTATGATGTACCTAAAGTAAAACAGCAAAAAGAATTTTGTGATTGGTATGTTACATTTAAAGCTACTGATCCATTAGAAGATGAAGATAAGATATTATTAAATGCTTATAATAAAGCATATAGTAATAAATTGTCTGATGATTCTAAATTAACAATAGCTAAAGACTTTATTCAAAGATATGATGAATATATTAAGTCAAAATCCTTGAATAATACTAAAAAAGCAATTTCATTTGCAGATCTTAATATGTTAAAGACAATTAAGTCTAATATTGAGAAACATAAGAAAGCAAATAAATTGTTAACAGATACTCCAGGAGTAGAATCTCACAATGAGTTTCATATTAACTGGACATTTCCTATTAAGACAGATAGTCTTAAAATGGATGAAAATAAGATCTGGTATGCACCTTGTAAGTCATTACTCGATAGATGTATATTTGATCATGTCAATAAGAAGATTATTTTGATTGACTTAAAGACAACTTCAGATGTCTATAATTTCAAACATTCTGTAGAAGAGTTTGATTACTATAGACAAATTGCTTATTATTTATTAGCTATTACATGGTATATGAAAGATCAAGATATTGATATTTCAGATTACGATTGTGAAGCATATATTATAGCTATACAGACAAATAGTAATTATGAAGTAAGAGTGTTTAATATGTTTAATGAAACAGAGTTAGACTCTCGTAAAAACATTATTATCAATGCATTATCAGAACTTTCATATCATTACCAAACTAATAATTGGGAGCATACTCGTAGTTATTACGAAGGAAATGGTACTGAAGAACTTGAATGATGTTAGTATATATATAGTTCCATTATTAGACGATAATCTTACATGGAATGATTTAACTGTAGAAAGCGGTTACATAAATGCATATACTACTGATAAGAATAGACCTTTTTTAGAAGAAAAGGTCTTTCTTTTATATGATAGTAGTGTTAATACTAAGGAATCTTTAGATAGATATAGAAAGTTTAAACAGTTAGACTCTTTATATAATACTAAATATATTACTATAAACAATAAGCATTATACTATTTATTGTTTAAGTAACCCTAAGTATAAAAAAGATATACATGATCTTCAATCAACTGGTAAAACTTATAATGTAAGTGCAGCATTAGAAATAAATAGATTTTGGGCAAACGTGCCTGTTCCAGAATTAGCACAGAGGTTATTTCTAAATACATATAGATTTGGTGAGTCTATAAATGCTGAATTGCCAGAAGAAGATTATTATAGTTATGAAGAGCGTGATGAACTCTCATAACAAAATAGGCTGAGTAAATTAATACTCAGCCTTTCTTTTTTACAGTTAATCTAGCGAATTGATAATTTAGATAGAAACTTTTTAGAAGTTCATTAACTAATTCTATAAATAGTTCCTTTTTGCTTTTGGATCTGTTGCTTCTATTATACTCTTAAATGGAGTAACCTTAATTATATTTTTAAGTATAACTGGCATTCCTTTATAAGGACCTCTATCTATTATAGTAAATGGAGTTCTATCACCTACATATGAAGCAGGGTTAAATAGATTAATAAAACTAGAAGCATTATCAAACCAATTGAAAGCTGCTGTAGGAGATTTAATTAATGAAATAAATTCAAATGGATTATACATAGTTCTAAATTCAAATGCTGAACGCATTGCTAAGTAAGTAATAGACTAGATTAACCATGTATCATACTCGTCATCTCCATCTACTATAGTAGCCATAGCAAGAGCTACAGTAGTAGAAGCTGCGATGAGTACTAATTCATTTAGAACTCTTCTAACAGCATACTATTCATAATCTTTTAAGTTATTATAGTCTGCTAATAATTGTGTCATAGCAAAATGTCTCTATCCTATAACATTTTTTAAGAATTTACTAGTAGACCTATAATATCCTTCTTCTTCTACTCCTAAATCAAGATTAAACTATTTTTTCTTAAATCTATCATGCAGTGCAGATATCATAAAGTTACGATGTAACACAATATAAGAAGCTATAGAGTTAGCATGTACTGCCGCTTTATCTATTTCTCGTAAAGTACCATCAATTCTCTAAGTAAGTATATTAATTCTATTTCTTACCTCATTCTATAGCTTATCATTAACATACTGTTTATACTTATCCTATATCTTTATATTACTTTCTTTATCTTCTACAAATACATCATATAAAGTTATAGGCAATTGCTCAAATTTAGTACTATTAGAATTAAATTTATTAATATACTACTGTTTAGTCATAAAACCTTCTCCATCTACAAATCTATAACTGTGATATATACTAATAACTGTATGGCTCTTAACAGTATAATCAGACTAAGTATAACCTGCAAACCAGAAGTTTTGATTTATAGCTCTTAGTACCTAACTCTGATCCAATCTGTCAAATATCTCTTTATTGTCCTTTACTACTTGATTTAGTTGTAACAAATAAGACAATTTACCTTTAGGTACTGGATTACCAATATTAGCCATCATATCTGGTAACTATCTAGCAAATTCATTAGAAGCAAATTTAAGGTCATTGGTATCAAAGAATCTACCCATTTTGGCTTCTAAAGTAGTATAGGTAGCATCAGTAAAGAAAGAAGTACTAATAGACCACAAGTTACCTGATAGGTTTACTTTAGTAACGAATCCTCGTATTATATCCAATGTTTTACCTATATTTATCTCTTTATCTAATATATTTACTGTAATAGGAGTTTTATTTCTACCATACATTATTCTATCAACTAATAGCTAAGCTTGTTTATATACATTAGCTGAACCTGCTGTTTTTAGTTCTTTCTTAGTTCTAATTTGAATATTCTTTAGAAGATTGAGTAATAATTCAACATCATCCTATTGTTCTACCATATTATTATAATTAGCAGCCATATTATAATAAGCTATTACAGATGCGACAGCGTCTGTTGATATTTCATTGGTATCTTCTAGCATATTTATAAATCTTGTAGGTATTACTTTAATAGGATCGCCATTAGGCATAGTAGTAAAATCATCTACATAATCAGTATCATCTACTCTAGTAACAGCTACATCGTCAAATATATATTTCAAAGCATTTAATACGTTATCTTTTCTACCTAATACTTGCATAAATCTTGCAGGTATTTGAGGCATTCTACCATCATCACCAAATGTTAAGAATGATATATACTTGTTAGCCTTATTGATAGTATCAGATAAATCGTCATATAATTTCTTTAATTCAGGTTTATCTACTATTTCTTTATATGCTTTACTATTGTCATAATATTTCTTATTAGGCTATACAGTAGGACCAGCTGGATCCCAGTCCTTATTAAACCAATCTGATTGCCTATCTATAGTAGAGTATCTACTTATTGGAGCATACTCTGTATACTTTTCTAATAATTCATCTTTTGGTTTTAATTCTGTATAATACGAAGCTGGATGCATACGACCTCTACCATCTTCATAATGGTTATTATTAAACCAATCATTATAAGCTTCTGTGCCAGCTTCTCTAGCATTCTAGCTATCTTTATAGTACTGTTCTGTTGGAACTACTTCAGCAATATCACTAAATTTCTTATCAGTATCAATCTATTCTGTCCAAGTATATAGATTAGCAATATCCTAATCTAATTTCAAAAGTTCCCTTTTCTCAGAGTCTGACATTAAATTAGAATCTATTTTACCAGTACGAGGATCTTTGAATAGCTATTGAAATTCTCTACGTTTCTTTATAGCTTCTTTGTATTCTTCAGATTGTTCTACTTTACCTAAACTATCTAACTCATCGTAGAATTCCTAAGTGTACTATTTCTTTAAATTTCTTGATTCCCATAACTATAGTTGAGTAGATCCTTCACCATACTTAGCTACTACTTTTGCTCTATCTCTATTATAGCTTTCTTTATCTGTTTTATACTTTACATGCTATTGAACTATTTCATTAAAGGAATGCAACTCATTAGCTATGGTTAAATCATCTCCTGTTTTTATACTACCATCTAGATTATATCTATTAGATAACAGAGCTTTTTGTCTACGTAAACTAATTAATGAATTATATTCAGATTCTGATAGTAAGTTATCATATTCTACTCCATCTACTGTAATAGGATCTACTATAGTATTAATATAGTTATTAATCTCATTTATAGCATCCCTAGTTTTCATAGAAAGCATTTTATTTCTAGTTGAATAATACTCTGGCTTATACTTTCTATTAGCTCTATCAGAGTAGAATTTATTAACTCCATCAAACCATTTTCTTTGAATATCTTCATCATCAGGCATTATGTATTGGTCATGCTTATCTTTTTGTATTCCTAATTTACTAGATAAATTATTTAGATATTCCTTCTAATCTCTTTTGAATTGCCCTTTATTGATAGGAGTAACCTTTAATCCAGTATATGTGCCGTCGTCATACTTCTCATATAGTAATTTTTGAACGTCATTACCGTATTTCTCCTTTACTTTATTCAGCTACTTAACTAATTCAGTACCTACCTACAATGTTTCTCTATCTGTCTTATTGACAGTATTCTATAACATATTAGCTATAGTTTGCAATACCATATTATCGCTATTAGTAGCCATACCAAACCAATTCATAAATATATTAGTATCATGTTTAGGATCGTCTAACCATGCTAATACTTTATCTATATAATCTTGTGGTACAGCTCTAGATTGTAGGTATTCTTGTAGAAATTGGTATCCTTTCTCTTTAAGTACATTAGTAAATCTATTGTTTACTATAGTTAATTGCTAAGCTATATTCGCGATATTCTACTTTATTGTTGGGTACTCAGGTAATTCTTTGAATATATCAGTAGTATCTACTGCGTATTGGATCTAATCAATAAGAGGTTTATAGAATCCTAAATAGTCATTAGATAGCTGTCTAATTTGTTTAGCATTAATGTCACCTATTGATTTAGATAAGAATTTAATACTATCTTCTATAGTATCACTTACATGCTGTACGAATTGTAGTATACCTTGTTCAGTTTCAGATTTAGACAATTGTGATATAATAGTAGATATTTGGTTCCATACTTTAGGATTTTTTACATTGTAATGTTTAATGGCATTTAATCTATCTTTTAATCCTTTCTATATCTTGTCATATAGTTTGTCTATCTATTTTTGTTGATTATTGTCTAATTTACTGAATGTTTCACCACTGTATTCCTCATCGTAATGATCAATTGAATGGATACTTATTTCTCCCTGATTAACTTTATCAAGTAAAGACATAGCGTAATCTTGCAAATTAGATATATCTTCGGGTAATTTAGAATAAACAATGAATTTTTTGCCAGTGATTATCCTATTTATTATACCTTTTATAAATATCCACAGTCTCTAGAACTTACTTTTGTCAGTTAATTTTAAATGAGCACGAAATGCTGTGTTTGATAGTACTTCATTTAAAAACTCATCACTCTACTAATCTTTACCTAAACCATATAACACACTCCCTATTTTCTTTCTATATTCAATTTGTAATTCGTCAAGTAAATTTTTAAATTGCTCATTGGTTTCATATTCTTTACGCAAGTAAATATGTAACATTTCATGAGCAACATCCTCAGCGTTTAACTATACCGATGAGGAATTAATTACATCTGAATATAAATATAAGGCAGCTCCAGCTTCGGCTCTAACTCCTTTTTTGTGACCTTTATATATTACAAATGGTCTGTTGACTTTATTTAATTTCTTAAGAAGTTCTTTAGTTTGAGATTTTACTTCATCGTGATTAATAAAGAAGTTTACTACATCTACAGTATCTGCAAATTCTCCTAACTATTCCAATAAAGTATTAGAAGAACCCTATTTAACTTCATTTCTTTTATTGTAAGCTTCAATTAACAGCTCACCATTTTCATCTACTTGTTTAGATAATTCATCTGATAATTGCGTTTTAAAAGCTTCTGTAAAGGTTTCAGCCTTTGCTAGAATAGCTTGTTCACGATTATTATCAAACTAGCTTAAAAGGTCTGAAAATAGCTTAGAATCCTCTCCATTAGGAGCTTTATCTAAACTATTACCTTTATTCTAATCCCAAAGGTAGTAGGCTTTATTTTCACCTACTACCTTTACTAACTCCTTCCATTCGGGAAGATTTTTATTTGGACAATATTTATTCATATTATAAATTACATATAAATTTGTTAATCAAACCTTCCACTTCTTCTGGAGTAGTTGGATTTTCTTTACGTAACAATTGAGTAAATTCTTCCATTTTATCATCTATACTAGATGCTAAATCTGTATTATCTTTGCTTAATTCAGTCAGGTATTCCTTCATCTTATACAAAAGATCAGCTTCTAACTAAAGAAGATTTTTAGAGTCTTCTTTACTTTCTTCAGCTTCGCTAAGTACTACACCTTGTTCATTATCATCTTTATCATCCTGATCCCATTCAAATTTCATATCCTATTGCTCTTTAGCATAATTCATATTCTAATATGGAGGAAGATCAGTAATCAAATGAATATCAGAATTCTACCAGTTAGGTTTACTATAATCATCTGCCATATCAGCTAATGCTTCCTGATTTTGTAAAGCTTCAGTGTAATCCCATACACTTTCTTTATTAAAATCAAATTGAGATTCTTTACCGTATTCTACTACAGTATGTCCTCTGTATTTGTATCCTTTCTTAGATACTAATCCATAGATAGGTATATAATTTAAACGTCTAGTTTCTGGATCAGCTGCTTGTTTATAACCTATAAGAGAGTATACATGATAATTAGCTGGAGTACGTCCTAAGCCATCATTTATCTTAATATATGGGTAGAATATAGGGAATTTACCTTCTATTAGCTTACCTTTATCATTAACATAAGTCATTGATAACCAATTACTAGGTCTAATAGCAGGTCTATCTGTTTTATCCTATCTTTCTCCTAATATGATATTAGGAATTACAGACTAATCATTTAACGATATAGAATATAATTTGACTCCTTTATTGTTATACAGATCTACTGGTCTTACTAACTTGTCATTTTGCCAGTTATTTAAGAATAAGTCATCTCTTACTATAGATTGATCAACTCCATTAGATAATTCATCTAATTTAGTCTATATATAGTCAGTATAACCCATTGATATTTTATAACTATTTGGAACATATTGGAAGAATGAATTCATAGTAGGATTATCTCCTGAAGTAAGGAATGCATATACTACTAAATCTTTAAATAATTGGCTTACTCTAGGTTCTGGATCATCTATTAATTCTCTCCAATAGTTTATCAAGTTATTAGCTTGTGATTGATCAGCATCAAGTAAAGATGAAGTATCAATGAAATCTAAACCATTATAATCTATATTTGGTATCAGATAATTTATAAAGTCATTATTTATAGTACCATCATTGTTTAAGAATCTACTTAGCTTAGGATTACCTTTTAGTATTTCATACTTAAAGTTATTGATACGTTTTGCCATTGACATTTTTCCAGTAAACATACTGTTAATATCAATACCGTTTTGGTATATAAACTGGTTAAAGAACCCGCTCTTAATTTGAGCTTCCATTCCTGAAATAAGAGCATTAAGTAGTTTAGAATCAGCATTATTCTTTCTACCAAGTAATGATAACATTGTGTCTTTCTTACTTAAGAAAGTATCAGTGTTTCTAAGTAATAAGTTCTTGAATATAGAAGTACCAAACGGAATACTGTTTTCTGTCTTTTTAGCAATAAAAGTTTCATTATAGAAACGTTCAATTTCACCATCTGCAAAATTAGCATCCTCTGTCATTGCCCACATACCATTATAGTATGTTTGTTGTTCAGCAAATGTCTTACCAGTTTTCTTAGTATCTACTTTAGAATACTTAACCAAATTAGCCAATGAATCAGCATATGGTTTTAATGCTTTCCAAGCATAATATATACGAACCTATTCTTCGTTAAAGTTACTTATCTCTTCTTTATTTAGCTTGAGTAACTCTCTTGTTCTAGATGTGTATTCACCATTTTCTTTCTGATATGTACTAAACAAGTCTTGATATTCGTTAGCTCTTGAATTTTCATTGCCGTTTATAAACTCATATTTTTTCCTATACTTCTTAGTAGGATCATATTTATCAAGTACTGATTCAATTGCTTCATTTTCTAACTGAGTAGGAGTCTTAGTTCTATCTATACCATACTTACCCTTAGTCTTTATTACAGCTTCTGCCATTTCTTTAAGGATAGGTTGAGCAACAAAGTAGAATGTCTACTTACCTTTACCAGTACGTAACAAGAAAGAAACCATATTGTATGTCCATGAATTAACATTCAATCTTACAATATAAGGGTCTTTAGCAATATCTACGAAACCATTGATCATAGCTGATAACCAGTCAAGTATTCTACCACCTTTCTTCATGCCTGCCACTGGAGTATCGTATATACCACCTATATTCCATATATTTAGAGTATTGGTGAACGCATCTCTAACCATGCTAAGTTTAGTAAGCTAAGTAAGAATGTGATGAGCATTATTCAAGGCAAAAGGTCCAATACCAGCCTTACCACCAGTATATTCAGCCTTTCTAGCTTCTTGATATGTAGGTGAATATACTTCAAATGGAGTAGGATGATAACTACTAGGTCCTTCTATGTCTCTAAGCACCTCCTTAACATTCTCTGTAGCATTATCAATAGACAATTTAAGAGAGTTAGTATTATCTCTAGTAAGTAATACCTTTAAATATGCTTCCAGCATTTCATTCTTTATAGAATTACGCACTTCGTCATACTTAAGAGAATTACCTTTGTTAAACTTGACGCCATTCTTATTATATGCAAATCTAGCTACATACAATTTATCAATATCGAAGTCAGAACCGGTAAGTTTAGTAAAGTCTTCTGGCAACATGATAGTATCACCCATTATTTCAGGGAACACGTCTACAAATCTTAATGGAGATATAGATGCAATTGACTGAGTAGGAATACGATAACCTATAGCATTAGCTTTAGCTTTATCACCAATAATTTCATGGTCAATAAGCCACTGTCTAGCTTCTCTATATGTTAAGTTTTCATAATTAGGTATAAAGTATTTAAATAAGTTTATACTTACTACCGAATCCATTGAACCCTCCTCATTTACAGATTTTAATACTCTACCGTCATTTATCATATTTGGTGTTACTACCTTAGTAGAAGTAGCTTCTAGACCTAAAGTAGATCTTTGGATAAATGCTCCACCAGGTATATGAACATCAATAACCTACTTATTGATCATAGAGATAAATCTACTTTCTAACCACTTATTATCTGATAAAGAAGACAAAGGCATTATAAATTTATTATTAGCTGTTTTGAGACCAGATAATACATTATCGTTAGCATCAGATTCTCTAGCATCATCTTCTAACATTTTAGCTAATTTGGTTACATTTACACTACCGTCTTTGTTGAATAATTCATCTTCTAAGTCTTTAACACCCATATCAGATAATTTATTCAAAGCATTCATAATAGTATCCTTAATTTGTCTACCAGTTACCTGTTGACCTTCAATACCATATAAATCATCCATACGTAGATTAGATAGATTTACTTTCATAAACTGAGTACCAGCCATCTATTCTTCGTGAGTATGAGGATTAGTCTCTAATTGTTGTCTTAAGTACTTAAACTTCTGAGTATAAGTAACTAAGTTATTAAAGTCATTTAGAGTATTTCCTTCTTCGTTAATTAACTCATCAGTAACTTTAGCACTAAGAACAGTTTGACCATCTCTTAGTTCTATTTCACTATCTTTAGCTACTCTATAGAACTTCATAGGAGATCTAGAACCAGCTTTAACAGCAGAGTCAAATAGAACCATATCTACTGGTTTACTTGGGTCTACCATCCTGTCATACAATGCTTTAATGTCGCCTGTAGCTATACTCTTGAATAATGGGAATAGAGCCATCTTATTAAAATAAGGTATACCTAATCCCGGTATTTCATTGAATCTAGTACCGAATGCCATATACTTCATAGCATTTAGAATAACCTTATTAGCTTCTGCATACAGTTTAGGATCTGAATCCCATAGATTAGCTGTATCTTCATTAGTAAGAATTTCAAATGCTTTCTTTATTTCAGGAGACCATACCCCACGCATTCTAAGTAGATCTCTAGTCATATTAGGGCTAATATATACAGCAGCATCTGCTACATTTATACCTTCTTTGTAACCTTCTACTTCTACTTTAGCAGCTTGTTTAGCTATCTTGACTGATTCAGGATAGATCTTTTCAATCTCTTGAATACTTAAATCTTTTACCTGATTCCAAGCATCTTCACCTTCTAATTCTTGAATAGTTTCCTTAATATTACCTCTAGTAAATAATCCTTCATAGATGTAGTATTGCTTGTCCATTATTTCATGGTCTTTTAATTCAGCAACTACATATTCATCTCTAATAGGATCATTAAAGAAATCTAGTCTGTTATTCAAACCAGTAGAAGTAAGAGAACCAAGACGTTTGATTTTATCAATAGACACATCTACAGGACCATATTGATCATACTTTACTTTATAGTAAGCAGGAGCTCCACTGAATAACTTTTCTACTTCATTAATAGATATTATACTATTAATTGTATAATCAGCTAACATGTCAAATATAGCGTATCCTTCAGCATTAGTTGGATCAAGTTGACTATAAAATGCCTTTCTATTGTTCAATTCAACATCATCAAGCAGCTTATTACGCAAACTCCAAATATCATTATTTTCATTGCCTTCAATCAAGCCTAACTCTTTAGCTGTAGCTATCTCCTGTTTAACACGTTCATTGATCAAAGAGCTTAAAAATGCTTTCTGCGTATCTTTAGATAAGTTAAAGAAGTAATCTTTAGCTGTCTAAAGATTTTCTTTAGCTGATTTCATAGGATCATTGAAGCTAACAAAGCCTTTAGATGTTCTAATACCGGTTAACAATAAGAATCTAGCGCCATTTCCTTCTAATTTCTTAGTATGCTTCTTACCATTCTTATCCTTCCAACTTACTTTATTTGGCGTATGGAAATTCTTTATTCTTCTGGTAGGTTCTAACCAATCATTATTGATAGTACCATCTTCGTTGTAATGTAATCCTGTTTCCTCATCATAATGAGTTGGATCATCATCTATCTGTCTTAAACACAATTCTATTTGATTCAATTCATCATAACAATATCCCAGTAAAGTATCCATACTTTGCTCCCCATATTGGATATAAGCACCTTGAGGAGTGGTATTGAACTTTATTCTTTCATGAGGCAACTTAATTCCTCTAATGAAATGGTATGTCTTTTTATCTGCTACTGTAGGGAATATTATTCTATCGTTAAATACAGCTACCATTTTAGCAATATAATCTTCTCTATCAGTAATACCAAAGTAATCTCTACCTACATCTTGTGATGTGGTATCTTTGAAGTTTATTAGAGTTTCTATAGATAGATCTTTATTACCTCTTTTAACTGCATTTAGAATAATAGAATTACCATTGTATACTACAGCATTTAGATTATCAAAAGTATCCTTATCACTTACTATTTCATTAAGTCTATCTTTTGCAAAGTTATTCTAAGATACCATATAATAGCTATTGCCATCTGGACCATAGCTACTTAGACTCTTATCTGTAGCATGTTGATAAGCATAGTAATTTGCTATTTCCTTAACAAAACCCTGTGTATTCCACACCTAAGTAGGCTATATTACTCCTTCTGGGCTCTCTATATCTTTGATAGTGTTGTCTTTATTAATAGAGTTTTTGATACTATCTAATGTTTCTATTAATCTAGGAATACCACCAAATTTAATTCTATTTACTAAGAAAGAGTTTAGCAATGTATATTGGTCTGATCTAGGATTACCGTAATCTCCAGACATTAACATTCTATTAAGCGTTGGTTTATCTATACCTACGCCTACAGAATTTAACATACGAACAGTTATATCCTTTAGATATTCTTGGTTAGCTGCTATGTGCAAATCTACATTGTTATCGCCTACTTTTAATATACCTTTATTGTTAGTGAAAGCATTTCTAATTCTATTAAAATTGTCTATTATAACTCGTAAGGTTTGTTTAGCATTATCTGTAGCAACAATAGCTCCCGTTTCATTATATCTATATATACCAGCATTATTAAAGAAGTACTGCGACCATACTTTAGGATAGTTAGCTGCTTTTACATCTACTGTATTGTCTTTTAATTCCATCTTCGTAAGACCAGTATCTGCATCTTCACTAATCTTTACTGTTATATAGTTATTAATGTCAGAAGTAATTACAGTTTCTATCTTAGTAAGCATAGCTTCAGCTTGTGTAGCTACATTTGTATCTTCACTCAGAGAGTTCTTTACCAAAGTAGTCAATCTAAGTAACAATGCCTGATAGAACGTATCACCATTTTTAGCAAAGAATTGCACTCTATCAATGATATTAGATATAGTTCTGCACCCAGATAAATCTTTCAATATGTTTGTCCAAGCTATATTTGGATCTACAAAACTAGGAAAATGAGTATATTCATCAAATTTAGTTTGTGGAGTACCATCTTTCCCTATTTCATATACAGGTATAGTTTGAAAGAAGAACTTTACTTCAGCAGGAGCATTATCTCTAATAGAGATGTTCATACCCTCTATTGTATGCTGGCCTATGTTTACTCCTTCGGCTCCTTCTTCTATATTAGCTAAAGTATCACTTTCATTTCTATCTATTGATCTAATTCCTAATTGCTTTAGTTTAGTAGTAAGCATAGGAAGTATAATAGAGTCAAATTTGTCTACTACTTCATTGATTATATCAGATGGATACTTGTAAGCTTGAGCTTGAAGTATAAGTTTAAGTCTGTCAAATTTAGGAGCTTCCTTAGATAAGTCAGAGTAATTAATAGTCTTACCATCTGCAAATGATACTTGGAAGAAAGCATAAGTTAAACTATTTACAATGTCATTCAATTGTTTAACTGTCTGAATATGTTTAAATTTATATCCAGATACTTCCATATTAGCTCCATCACCTTTGTATATTTCTCTGAATCTAGCTACATTTTCAGCATTAGGTTTCAAACCATAATACTTACCTCTATTGATCGCTGAGTATACTTTAGCTAATCCATATTGACCAGTTCTAATCCATAATTTGATAAAGTCGTATATTCTTCTAAACCAGTTCTTAGTATCAAATCTATAATTACCTGATTCAGTTAACATAAAGTCTTTAAACTGGTCAGCTAATTTTTCATCAATCTGTTTATCATTTAGACCTTGTTCTCTATACTTCTTATATATCTTATCTCTATGTTTAGAATCAATCAACAACTGTGATACTCTGTGCCATGCTTCATGATATTGAACACCTTCTGGAGCCTATTCCGAAATCTTTATTGAGTCCTCTGTTACTCTACCTACTACTAAATTACCAGCTTCTGTAACATCTATTATGGACGATACTATTTCAGGAGCAATACCCAAAGTAGACTATATCCATTCTTTAGCCTATTTTGGATCCATTCTATCCTCCTCATTAATGGCTAGTCTAGATACTTCTTCTTCAGATACTTCCATATTAGGACCTTTTCTACCTTTACCGTCCAATATAGAAAATATTTCATCCAAATCAATAGTAGTCTATTTACCAGTTTCATCAGGTAGGGTAATACTGCCCATTTTAGTTTCTTCTTGAACTTTTTGTTGTGATTGCTCTACTTTACTTTCTGCATTTTTATCCACTAACATAACATCATCAATGTATATGTTAGCATCTTGCATAGTATCTGCTATATCAGTAAGTAAAATACCTTGCTTTATGTACCAACCAAGTACACTGATGCCATTAGGATAGCTAGAGTCTACCTATTTGTTGCCTTTACTATCTTTAATAATACCGAAATCTTTGTTAGTAAATTCTAAAACATTGGGTATTAGAGTAATCTTATCTACATTATTGTTCTTCAAGAATAAAGCTAAAGGATACAATTTAGGATCTTTTACTTGAGATTGTAAATCACCTCCCAAATAATTAGAGCTTAGACCAGTTTCATCTATATTCCAATGGAAATTATCCATTATATATTTTTTCAGTCTTTCTCTAATCTCAGGTACAGTATTTATATTATTTAAGTTGTACACCTATTGACCTACTACTAACTGATTATCCTCTGCTAAATAGAATTGTTTGTTCATTCTAGCTCTTACTTGTTCAGGAGATAATCTAGTATCATTAGGATTAGTAGCTGTTTGAGGGCCAAAATTCACTAAGAACTACAACACATTCTATGGAGTAACATTAGTAACAACTCCATTTTTATCAGTATAGAATTGATCTTTAGAGGTAACTAAATCAATAATTAAATCTGCTACTTCAGGTTTATCTTTAAAGTTATCGTAATTAAGAACAACTCCTATCTATGATGTACTACCATCATCTCTAGAAGTCTTAATCATCCATACTGGCTTACCCATAGGGAAACCCTTAGCTGATATTACTTGGTTTTTAAATCTGATTACACTACCACCTAAACTACCTGTAGTAATGCCTACTTGAGTATTTTCAGGATTAATCTAGTACGGGTCTTTAATGGTTAACCAAGAAGAATCTGTAAGTTTTCTATTTTTAGGACTACCATCTTCATTCTTAAGATTTACAATCTTACCATTTGTTTTTCTAATGGTAGTAGGAACTATTTCTAAGTTAGGATTAGCTTGTACTTGTTTATTAAGTTCTAGAACTTTATTACGTAAAGCACTAAGATTATTTACAATTAGCTATTGGTCATTAAAAGGTAGTCTGTTAAAAGCTCTATTTCCTCTAGCATACAGCCCTTCTATTGTCTTAATACTAGCAATGTATTCTTTACCTTTGTAATTAAATAAAGCGTATATAGCATCTGTAGTAGTACCATCATCTTTAGTATATGGTCTTACTACTATACGTACTCCATTCTTAGTTACTTCTTTAATAAAGTCAGGTTGACCTGTAACTTCTGCAAATTCCTCATTATTAAGGTATTGTTCCATACCTTGGAATTTTTTAGAAGTCCTAATCCATTGACCCTATTCATTCTATTTAGATTCAGTAAGTCTGTAATTTAACTCATGAGAATATGGATCCAGTCTAGAATCATATGTGAGCTCTTCTAACTATCTAGGTTCTGATGTTTGTGTTTCTTCTGGCGTTTGAACTGGCTCTTCTGAAACTTGAGTTGGAGTTTCTAAAGCTTGCTTAGCCTCATCACCAAGCCATCCTCCAAGTATATCACTAAGAGTTGGTACATCTTCTATAGATAAAGGTTCTGTCTTAGTAGCTTCTTCAACTGGAGATACAGGAGTAGCAGTCTCACTAGGAACAGTAGCAGGCTTTTGAGCTTCTTTCTATTTAGTCTGTATGTTCTATTGCTCTCTCTAAGCTATTTCTTCTCTAGCTTCTTGAGCAAGAAGTTTCAATTCTTCAGCTCTAGCTTTTTCTCTATTTTGTAAGTTCTGTGATATTTTCCACTCTCCTGAACTAACAAAATCATTATAAGCTTCTTTTAATAAATTAGAGTCAATTTTATTTTCTATTGATTCTTTCAACTGACTTACTAACTGTTTAGCTTTATCAGAATTACCGTTGTTATATACTTCTTCTTCTAATTGATTTCTAAGATCGTATATTTCCTACCATCTTTCAGCTTCCCGTCCTTCTGCTCTATCCATTTGTGAAGCAGCAACATACTCAGAGTAGTTCTTCACATTAGGATGTTGAGATATAAATGATTCACGTAAAGCATCGCTAGCTTGCTTGTAAGCTTGACCAAATTCATTATTTGTGTTTAATACTACTTTACTGTTTCCACGGCTGTCTCTTTCAGTAGTAAAGAATTCGTTCTGAATTTCTTTAGCATTCTGTCTAGCTGACTTTACACCCTCATCTTCCTGTGGTTTTTCCTACTCTTGAACAGGAGCTGGTTCTTGTTTTAAAGGTTCTGGAGTAACTTCTTCTCCTTCTTCTGCTACTTTCTCCTATGTTCTACCAGAATACAAGTCTTCTATATCTTGAACAAAATCATCTTCTTTAGCTTCAGAGTTCTTCCATTTATTTATTTTAGCCATTATAGACTTCTTATCGTCAGAAGACATCAAGTTATTTTCTTCACGTGCTCTAGCTTGATCTAGACCAGAAAGAATTAACTATTCCTGAGCATCAGCTAAATCCTGATGTATAGATGGAACCTAAAAATCAGATTCAGTTAAATTATATTCGCTTAATACTTTCTTAAGTTTATCATAACTGTTTTCTAATGCCTTCTTATCAGTATTTAATAGATTTCTGAAATGAATTACATCTGCTTTAGATGTACGTAGACCAGTATTCTTTTCAAGATCATTGAGTTTAGTACTATTCTACTCATAATCATTTATAAGTCTATTATATACTTCTAATTCAGAATAAAGAGAAATAGCATTTCTTATATCTTCTACAGATATTTGAGAACGTTGTTCATCAGATAATTTAGATATTACTTTCTCGATTTGCTTATTTACCTCTTCTCCGTTCAGCAAACTTTGCATCTTATTAGAAGATGCTACAAAATTTTGATCTGCTTCTTCAACTAGCTTATCGTAATGATCTTTTAAAGCTATAAGTATATTGTAATCCTCAGTATTTGGTTCTATACCTAATGCTTCAGCCTACTTTAATGCTGACTCAGATGTAGCTATATTCTTTACTCTATTAGCATTATTTCTTTCAGTCTCTATATCTTCTTGAGTAAGACCATCAATATTAGCAGATTGAAGATTGTCAAATGACTGCATCAAGTTATCCCACTTATTATTAGCAGCCATTTCTGCATATACAATGTCTTTTCTTACTCTATCTTTTTGATCTAGTTTTTCAGCATACAAAGCTGATAGCAATTTATCAGCCTGTAATCGGTCTCTAGTTTGTAAGTAAGTGGTAGCAGCACCTATTCCACCAGTCATTAGACCACCAAGTAATGCACCACCTTTAAAATTCTCTAAGAATTCAGCATCATCAGAATATACTGAATCCCAAGGAGTAATTGCAGCAAATATAGACCTTGCTCCAGAACCAATATTTTTAATAAAACTCTTAGCTAGATTAGGATCTTCTTCAAAGTGTCTATTAATATAGTCCTAACCTTTCATATATTGAGTTCCTTCTTCAGCTCCTTCCATAGCAGAAGATATGAGAATTCTACCACCTAAATCTAATATTGCTTTTCTCTTAGTCTTTTTAGGCAGTTTATCTACACTATCTATACCAAAGCTGGTTATATCGTCTATACGTTCGGCTAATTTACCCTTTAGGAAACCTTTGCCTTTATCGTACTTATTTGCTAAAGTTTTTAATCCTCTTACACTCTTAGCCATTTTACCCAGTGGTACAACTTCTAACATAGTTTGAGTAGCATCCCAAGTAGATAAAGCCATATTGTCGGTATAAAGTGATTTCATACCTTCAAAATTGTTAAGACGTATTTTATCGAACTTAACATTGTTTACTTTTACTTGATTAGTAAGTAATTGATCGTATACGTAATCATCATTATCAATCTATTCTTGAGTATAAGAACCCATTCTTTGCATTTCTGCTTTGGCATCCTTTAATAACTGTTTAGAAATACCACTTTTATTAATCTGATTAAGTACAGCAGATTTATAGTTACTGTATACTTCTCCTTTAGATTCTCTTTCTCTACTTAATAGATTACCTAATACAGATACTCCTGCTCCAGCAATCATACCAGCTGCTGCTCCAATAGGACCAAAACTAGAACCTATAAATTCAGTAGCATATGTAGTTCCAGTAGTAAGTATATCATTAGTAATAGTAGCTGCTGAAGAACCTAATAAACCTGGCAATTTAAACAAATAAGTATCTATATCAGTAAGATCCATACCTGGTTGTTGTGACTTTCTACGATAGTAATCAGATGTTAATTTACTATTGTATTCATCAGCAGTATTTTGAGCAACATCAGCATAGAATAAGGCAGAACTCTTTTTAGCATACAAAGTATTAGGATCTGCATAAGATCCTGTTGCTTTATCTATTTGTTCAGTTGTCTAACGATCTATTTCACTTAAAGCTGAATTCCAATTTCCGTTAATGAAATCGGTTTTCAGCTTTGTATTTAAAGAAGAATCATTCAACTTATCATTTAATATGTTATCATAAGCTTCTTTATTATTTAGAATAGTATCAGACAGCAGCTTTACCTACTGTTTTAAGTCTTGGTTATTAGGGTCTTGTCTTAATTGTGGAAGTATGGCATTGATATTGCGTACAGCTTGAATATAATTTTTAGCATTTAGAATTGTATTATAATCCTAATCAGCCATTACATAATCACCTAATGCACTATCTCTAATAGCTTCATTTCTTTTAAGATTCCAATCATTAAAAGCATTAGATACCCAATCTGTAACCCCATAATCATCAGGAGCCCCCTCATAAGAGGGGTTCTCCATAGTATGGAAATATTCTTCTATATTAGCTTTAGGAGCCTAGTAAGCATCATATAAAGCTGTTCTCTATCTTATACTATCTATTAATGATGTATCGTATACTTTTCTCTTCATAATTATCAATTATACATTCCTAATGTTTGTAATGCAGAAGTTCCATATTCTTCCTTAGCTTGAGTAGTACCGCCTATACCTGTAGGTGAACCACCTTGCCATCTTTGATTTACTCTTTGCCAAAATTCTGGGGCGTTGTTAGTATTTGGCAGTGTTTTGAATATATTCATTTCAAAATATTCGTGACCATCTTCTCCAACTACCTCTGTAACTTCAGCCGCTTTATATAAATCCTTTAAAGCAGTTCTAGTACTTTGTCTACCAAATGGAGCTACTAAGTTATCTGCAAATCCTCTTGTTAGACCTTTATCACTCCATAAACCAGTACCTAAAGTTTGTTCTATAGTTTCCTTTGGAATTCTTATTTTACCGGATAAAGCAAACGTGCCTGGTCCTACTTTTACCATTTTTCCTTCAGGTAGGAACTGTACATCTGCTAAATTACCAGATTCTAGTACTTCCTTCAATGGGAAGCTTGTATCTCTACCAATACCCGCTACTCTTTCTGCTTTTCTAGGAGTGGTTTCAGAAGCAATTTGAAATACTGTTTCAGGTAATAGGAAACCTCTAGAATCATTAAATTGGTATACATTCTTAGTAGTACCATTTTCATCTTTTACTTCTTGTTGTGAACCACCTATACCAGTTAATAAATCATCACTCTCAAGTAAGCTAACATTACCTTTAATCATATCCAAAGCCGAGTTTACACCTTTTAAGTAACCTTGTTTAGAATACTCTTTATTACCGCTTACAGATATAGGAGAGAAGCCGGATACTTTTTGAAATTCATCTCTAAGTACATGTTTATTAGCAAGACCGATCATTTGAGCTTGTAATCTATCAGCTGCATCAGATGCACTTCTAGCTACTATTAAGTCATTATCATTACCTGTAGCTCTATAAGCATTAGAATACTGCATTGCAGCCTGATTAAGTTGCATATATGAGTTCATCATGTTATCAATATTCTATACACCTTTCTTAGCATCTTGAGCTATCTTAGTATTTGGATACTTACTTATTAGACCTTCAATATAATTTCTATATTGATCAAATCTAGAACCAATTCTAGATTGTACACTTCTAGTAATAGATTCATTTAAAAAGTCTAATCTGGTAGGATTAGGTCTAATTATTTCATCTTTACCAGTTCTGCTTGCAGCATGCTTAGCTTGTATTAACCACAACGGATCAACAGTATCTTGATTAACAATTCTATCTCTTTGTGAATCAGCTATCATTCCTACAAAAGCTTCTCTAGCTACAGACTCATTACCACCAGCAGCTTGTAATGCTTCTTTATAATATTTCTGTCCCTGTGGAGTACTTACCAAATCATTAAATCTAGCATTTGCTATATTATATAATGTATCATATGTTATGCCAGCTCTGTTATACTTAACTCCATCTTTCCATACAGAGCCTAAACTACTAGGCTTAAGATTACTAAAGTAAGGATTAGATAGCTCATCAGCTGTCATGTATCTAACAGGAGTAATATCACTAAATACTCTTTTATTACCTAGTGTATCATACTGAGGAATATTAGAATCATCCCATCCTTCTTTATATTTTCCTTCAGCTTCCATCTTAGCTCTCATCTCCAATCCAGCTCTAAGATTATCTGCACTTTCCTTAAGTAAGGATAAGGAAGAATAATCTGTGCTATTAATTAACGATTGTAAGTTAGCTCTAAAAGAAGCATCCTTCATAGCATCAGGATTATTTGCTATCTAATTGATAGCGTTCTGTACATCCTTTCTATTAATAGTCAAGTTATACCAATTCTAAGTATCTACAGCGGAAGGAGAACGGAATTCTCCAAATTTCTGTAGTGCTGTACTAAACTATTTAGCTGCCTCATCTACTGCTGCTTTCTGTGTAGCTCCTATTCTATATAATTCACCAAAGTTAATAGGAACGTACGTATTCATTATAGGGGCTTCAGCAGCCTAATCATATCTATTAGCTGTCATTATTTATTACCTCCCTTATTTAACCATTTCTTAAATTGACTCATATCAGCAGAAGTAAATCCAGCTTGCAAGAACGGATCATACAATTTAAGCATAGCATTATCTCTACTTCTTTGATTACTCATTAATTCTCTATTTTGAGCCCATTGACTTAACTGACTTAAACCAGTTCTGCGAATATTTCTAGCAGCAGCTCTATTACGAGCGTTAAGTTCAGATGCTAAGTTGGTAGCTTGAACCCACTGTTGTCCTAAATTATTCATTGTATTTGCATATTCAGCTCTATACTGATTATTTGCATTACTTTCAGCAGCTCTAGCAGCAGCAATAGCCTTATTGGTAGCAATTGCATTCTGTAATCTAAACGCCATGTCTTGACCAGTATTAGTTCTTTGTTGACTAGCTGCATAATTAGCTACGTTTCTATTAGTCTCTATATCTCTAAGTAACGGATCAATGTTATATCTACGTCTACCCATAGTATTAGTAATAGCTGTAGCGTAAGGATTATAGTTAGCTGGTACTGCTTCAGGACCACTAGTAAACAAATTAGACATTATAGGAACAAGAGAAGTTACACCGCTAATTAAATCATTTAATCCATCTAATCTTACAGGTTCCTCATTAGGATTTGTAATGACTGGTTCTACTGTTGGGCTTACTGCTGTTCTAGTTCTAATATCCTGCGGAGTAGCATCTATACTAAAATCTTCATTAATAGTATCTAAATTTGGGATAATATCTGGAGCAACTACTGATTTAGTAATTCTAGGTATTACTCTAGAAGTAGTCTTAGGAGTTTCTTTAACTACTGCTTTAGGAGCGCTAATAGTTACTTCTGGTAAACTACCGGCATTAATCTCTGATACGCCGTAATTATCCCAAGGTGCTGTAACATCTCCTTTTATGCCCCAAGTATCTCTAGCTAATACAGGTTCTGCTTTATTTGTTCCAGTTACTCTGTAAGTTGCACCTTTATAAGAAAAAGTATCTCCAATGTTATATCTATTATCCTATACTTTAATAGTATTGTGTCTACTAGATACTCCACCGTTATCAAAGGTTTCAATACTTTTACTTTTATTCTTAATGCCTTTCTTAGCTTTAATACTTTCTTGCATAGCAAATAGTTTGTCATGCATTAATTTATTATTCATCTCATTAAGCATATTTGCATTCTAAGCGTATATGTCTTTTCCTTTACTTTTCTTTCTAGTCATTACTTTATCACCTAATTCTGCAAAGGTTTTATTTGTACCAGGCACTTTCAAAGTATTACTTAATATTCTACTTCCTTCTGGTAAGTTTACTAAATTACTATCTGTAGGTTGTCCTTGTTCAGGCACTTTACTTACCGTACCATCTGGGGTCTGTATTAGTTCTCCATCATCTACATAAGCCAATGATGAAGGAACTTTACCACCGTATTCAAATACATCAGTATCAAACTCTGTGTTATCTTCATTAAACTCATTAGCTAATCTTTCTGTACCAGCTACAGCTTCTCTATTTTGAAATGCGTTCAATCTTATAGCAGCTCTACGTCTTCTAAGTTTCTTATTTCTAAATGCACCTCTTAAGCCAGTACCCAGAGTACCTTCATCAAAGTCAGTAAATGAGGTCATTTCTGCTGCCTTTCCTTTTTTACCTATGAGACCAACAGCTGCACCAGCTATACCACCTACTAATCCACCTACAGGCCCCCCTATAGTCATACCAAGTTGTGCACCAGATCCTGCTCCTTCTGCAATACCTGCAATAGATTGCATAGTGGCTTCTCCGCCTGTAGTAGCTGTAGATGTCTAAAAAGGACTTGTTAATGTATTTATAGCCCCTGGTATTGCCTAAGTTATACCAGATATATTTCCTATACCAACATTAGTAGGGTTACTTTTAACTATAAGGTTGCTAGGATTATTAGGAGCAATACCTCTAGATATAGAGGATTGTAATTCCTGCATATTACTTAAAGATACCGGCAAACCAAACTACGCAGCAGGAATCTATATTTTTCTTTTGTTTTTATTTTTTTTCATATTAAATTCTAGAATATCTATAAGTAGTTGTTATCTAAGGTATCTAAAAAGAATAATCCTTATCTGATTTAAACTTATAATCACAAACCATATATTTACCTCTCATTCTAGCAGGAAATGACATATTGTCTTCTTCCTCGAATTGATCCTATCTTGGAACAGGCATTCTATAAGTATCTTCACGATAGTCAAATACTAAATCTTCTCCTTCTTTATTCGCTACTTGATGTTTAGTATTGAATTTTATTCCATCTAATATGTCATTAGTTAATATCTTATTATTAGGATCTATAAATTCTCCTTGTAATGCAATATTATCAAATACTTTAGTATATTGAGGATCTTTGTTTACTATGATTCGTAGTCTTATATCCTTACTTGTATCACCAAATCTTTCTATATCTAATGAATTTATTATATAAAATTCATTATTCTTAGTAGCTACAACCTTATCTCTGAGAGGTAACGTAAAATCTGGATCAAACGTATATAAAGATGTAAATACATTTAGCTTCTCATTATATATCAAAGACTTATTATATAATCTAAACCATACTTCATCATATTTCTTATCATACAATGAATTAGCTCCTTTAGTTTTCTGACTATACATTGTGTTCATATATGATTGTACGTTACAGTCTTTTGTTATTATACTTATTCCTCCTCCTGTAGATTTACATATTTCATTCTTATCCTAGTCATACCAATAAATGCTATTACTAGAGTTTACTATACTTCTATCATTAATAACCTTAGTACCATTTAAAGTACTTAAGTAATCGTATCTATCTAATACACCACCAGTACCTAATACTAACTAACCTACATTATTATCTTGTATCAATGATCTTTCATTTACAGATAATACTCCAAAAGCATTATTCTACCAAAAGTATAATCTATTAAATATACCTCGTATGTTAGTTATTTCTCCATACTGATAATCTACATCTATGAAATCAGCTGGTTTAAATACAGACCAATTGTCTATATTTTCATTGATAGTTTTAGCCTGTGATACATACACTCTATTGGCTGATTTTACATTAGCTTCATCGTATAGACCTCTAGTACTGAATAATTTAGCATCTGGTGTTACTGAATAAACATCATTATACAAATAATATGGTTTACTTTGGGAATGATATTGCTACATTTGAGTAGGCTCTAATTGCATAAAAGCATCCACTGCACCTGTACCTGCATTGTATGTTCTATTGGTCATTTCACCCATAGATAACTTTAGGTTTATAGTGCTTTCTAAAGGAATGTAAGCTCCAAAGTATCTCTTGTTTTCATTCCATTCATTTACATCATTCCTTTGAAATATCATCTGGCACGGATAGTCTAGTATCCCTAAGTAAGTATCACCACCAAATGCATATACTGTATTATTAGCTTTATTACCATAAGCTCCAACAGGTATATAAGTATTACTAGTTCTAGATGAATAAGTATTACCACTGTAAGGTATAATTGCTTTTTTAACATTAACTACAGTTACAACGCAATTATTCATCATATTAGAGTCTCTGTAAGCAGAAACTCCTTCTATACTTTGCTTATCCTATTCAGAAGATTGTAGTATCATACATGGCCCAGCTGGACCATAGGTAACAACATTATCCTTATTTCCAGCTTTATAAAATTCACTAGTTGCCCAATTAGTATAAGCAATGTCACCTATATTTATCTTATAAGGAGCTACACCACCATTATTAGTTACATTATAAGGTATATTTTTTGCAAGTTTAGCATCTATAATAGTCTATTCTGCTGAATTATAGATAGAAGATCCTTTAGAATAGAATTTTTGTATGTAAGCCCCACAGAAATCATCTTTATGAATTTTAAATACTTGAGCTGCATTTTCAGATTGGCTGTCATCTTTATTGACTACCTTGGTCCATTTTCTATATTCAGATGAATTTACAACTGTATTATTAGGTGGATATACACTTCTATTATTCATTCCTACCCAATTCTATACATTTACTCCAGTGGTTGTATCTACTTCTGCTGTACTAAAGTAAGAATGAATAAGACTTTCCTATTTAATATACACATTATCTTTGAATACTTCTTCCGCTTTCTCTCCATTAAAACAAACCTCAGGAGATATAAATCTCCAATACCCAGATGCTATGTCGTTAGTATCTATAGTACTAGTTCTTTTAAATACAGAACCGGTAAGACCCATTACCATTTGCCTACGCTTGTTCATCAAAAATGGCATTGGTCTGTACTCATTCGTATCTTTAGACGTACCTCTACCAACTTCACCGTTATCTCTATCTTCTACTATCTTATAATTATGTAGTGAAGTAATTACTCCTTGTGATACAATTGTTCTATCTTGTTCAGTACGATCACATCTAACTATTTCATATGATACAGCGTCTATAGGGAAGTTTTTTACTGTAAATCTAACTCCTATAGGCATAGACTAAAATACATTATTGCCTATATCCTAATTAAATGCTGGAAAAGTATCCATGTTAGGAAATCTTATATCCCCTATCCATAATGTTGGTGATGCTATAGATTTACTATTGTAGAATACTATACCAAATCTATATACCTCGTCTCGTTGATAACTTCTAAATAAAGCAGATATTACTGGATCAGCGTAATTCTTCTATCTTGTGGCAGTCTTTATTTTCTTAGTAGTAGCTAGTTCCTATTTGTTAAAAAATATATCTGTTGGATCTACATGATATAAGTCCATACTTTCTACAGTTTCCGAACTATTGCTAATACCTACATTGTTTCTTAACCCGCCATTTAAAATAGAAATAAAGTCTTCCTTTAATTCAGTATATACGAAACTATACTCTATATTAAGACCGTTACCTCCTAGTTTATCATCCTTACCGTAAACATATGGTAATATAGTTAACTGCCCACTAATGTCTCTCTTAGCATTATAAGGGTTAATACAATCGTGATGCGCTGGAACTTTACGCATTGTGTCATAGTCTTCAATTCCAAAGTACATATAATCATTCGGATCTGAAGTTTCTAATCTAACGTTACCATCCTTATTTGCTCTATATGCTCTAGCATCATACTCTACTAGCTTACCATTATCTTCTATCATAGGAACCCAAGAGGTTTCTGTAATATTAGAAGCAAATAATCTGTTCTATACAGAAGTAATACTGTTACAAATAAAAGCATAACTAGTAAAGGCGTTAAATTCTTCTTGAGTCATAACACTAAGCTAATTACTGCCTGTATCTGTATAACTTATTACATTCTTGTCTGTATCTATTTCTATATCATCTGCTATAGAATAAGTAGGAGTAGAATTGTTATCTTTATAGAAGATACGAATAATAGTACACCTAATAAAATCTTTAGTATCTAATGGAGCCTATATAGTACATCCTTTACCAGTATAGGAATCTTTCTATGATCCATAATGATCTACTAAGTTAGCACTAATACTAGAAGCATCTAGATGCACACAATTACTCAAACTAGATATAGATGTCTGTTGAGAATGAGGATTATATAGTCTATAACAATACTATACCATGCCAGCTTGAAAGTTACCAGATACTATTTCTGTAATTTCAAATGGAGGTAACACTGCATTAGGTATTATATCAATGCTATCAGGATTAAGTATGTTACCATCAGAATCTACTAATGGATTATCTTCATTAGGATATTTTACATACTTATCACTCATAATATTAATTGCCTTAATAGATGAATTGCCATCTGTAAAGTAAGCTTTAATATTTGATTGTGTTTCATAATTTAATACTATACTCAATTGATTTGAATTAGCTTCCTCACATAACCTTAATTTTCCCTATAATACAACTGTACTAACTAAATTGGGAGAATCAAAATTTTCTATACGATATATCTTATTATAGCCATCCACTAACTTAGTAACTACTACAGCAATATCATTAATAGTTGCAGTACCTATTATTTCTTCAGTACTATTGATGCCATAATTATACTTTTTAGCACCCTCTACACTCTAAAGAACACCACTAGTACTAGAATCATCAGTAATGATACGAACATCCTAACCAAATCTATATTGATTACTTGGTAACATACTGGCGGCACTATCAGTGTTCATTCCACCATAAAATGTATTTATTTGAGCTGTATTACTAATCATAATCTATTCTAATTATAAATTATTTGTTCTTCTCCAGTAGTACTAAAGAAAGTATCATGATCATTAAATTCTGGATAAAGCTTATGATAGGTATTTTTAATACTTTCCAGTTCATCTACTCCAGGTAACATAGCTTCAGCATAAGCCTACTTTCTATAGTAGTTCCAGCTAGTCTTCATTTCTAAGTAATCCTACTAAGATATTTGTCCCTTTAGCTTTCTCGGATACATTAATTTTAATGTAACGTACCACAATAATGCTTCTTTATAGGATTCCATATCTGGTATCATAGGCATGCCTTCTTCATCAGTAAATATAGCATAATATTCTATTTTAATAAAACCAGTGGGTATATTAGTCATAATATAGCCAGGTTTTGTCATATACTATAAATCTGCGCTGTACATTGTACCATCGGTATGAGCAAATTTACCATTTACATATCTGTTAGATGGACTAGCTACTGTATACTAATTTACTAAAGCACTTAAAGTATCGCGCATATTAGAATCTGAATTAAGTTTATCTAAAGCTTCTCTATCAGATACTAAATTAAATAAGTTCTTTACTAACGGTATTAAACCTGCATCAGGTATAAGCATACACGGTTTATCAATGCATTTGTCATGGTATACTCCAAAACTAGATGTAGCTTTTCTCATAGGTAACCAACCACCATTATTACAAAATGAAAATGCTACCTAACCTAACTTATATAGATCACACGGTAAGGAAGCCTAATGACATTTAACGGGTAATATAGTTACCTTATGTTCATACTATTGTATAGCTCCAATCTTAAGTAAACCTTCACAGATCCATTCAGAAATATCTGATATCTTGATTTCTTCTTCCTTTAAATCTAGATCTGAAATAATCTTTGCCAGAACTGTCTTAGAGCTAATCATTCTATTATTTATCATAACTTATAATTCTGGATAATCTTTTAATTTATTAAAAATAATTTGAGCAAGTGTACGCTTATTTTCCCTTGAAGCTATAAATTGATATTTACTTTTGTTAGTTAACAGACAATTCTTCTTACACCAATAAAATCTGTACTTGAAATACCCACTATGATCATTTAGTAAATATACAGGTTTACCTGTTTCCTTGGTAGCCTTCCAATCCCATCTCAAACTCTTACCTGAGAATTCTTTTGGTTGATGCTTTATTATCTATAAAGTACCTAGCCTGCAAGGTAATTTAAATTCTTTACAGTTCTACATTATTTCATCTCTAATGTACTTAAAATAATCTGTTACTATTGCTTTATATGTCTTTAAATTAACATCATACTAGGTATTAGCATCAATTTGCTATTTATAATTAATATAAAAATCAGCAATAGTATAGCTTTTTCTGTTATATTTTACTCTTTCTCTCATTTGTTACTATATCTATTCTGAGTATCATCTTTAGAGTCATTAGTAACGTCACTAGGGGAAGCCACCATAACTCTCAATTCTTTCTCCAATATCATCTACACAATAGTAGGTATCATGGCTGCTGGTATAGGATATTCATCATCTGGATTATAACACGGTATATCCTTAGTAGGATCCTAAAGTATAACATCTATACTTATATATTCTAATTGATTGGAATCTCCTTCAACATATATCTTGTTATTCTTAACCCAAGCGATATAGTCTTTACATGTAGCTTTTCTATATTTTTGTAATTTAGCTTTAGTATAGCTACCTAACTATATTAGGTTACCAAACATATCACGTACAGCTATTACTCCTGGTTTATATCTAAAGTTGATTAAAGTAGGTAGTTCTTTTTCTCCAACGAATACAAATTTACCAGGAACAATCTGTACTCTATCTAAATGAATGGGTTCTAATGTAGTGACATACGCTTCATCAACATCATAACCCTTATCAATAGCCTACTTTATAAGCATTGCTCTGTAATAGTGAATCCATAATTCAATCTAATGTCTAGATAGGTGTTCAGATTCAGTTATGTTATTATTACGAGCTATCTATAAAATATTATCAATTATATTTGATAGTGACATAATATTATTATTTATTAACGTTAATACAGAATAAAACGCATTTTAAGGCTTGTAGCAGCATTTTATATATCTTCCCTTACAATCCCTTTAGGGAACTAATAGCTCTTCTTACACAGCCTTAAAATAAAAAAAAGGTTGATCTTATTGATCAACCTTATTCATTGCATCTTTCATATCCTAAGGTAACATATCTTTCATAGGTGGTAGAACCATCTAATTGGCCTTCCTTATGATATTTTTTAATTCGTTTATTTCATTTTGAAGCTCTACTATCTTTGAATTCTCATTAGTAGGCTCGTTATGGATTTCAAGTTTATCTAATAGTTGCTGACATTTAGCCATTTCCTCATCACACTTAGCTATGGCTTCTTTTCTTTGTTTATAAGTATCGTACTAGCTACGTACTATATTTATTATTTCCTACTTATTTGTAGATATAGTTAAACCCAATGTACTATCAGTTATAGTAGACTTATTCTCAGGTATAGTGAATTTCTTCGATTCCCCATTACATTGGATAGTTATATCTACTAATTTTTTACGCTATTGATTAGGCATAGGAAACTAACCAGGCGGTAAAGGTTCTTCATATACATTACTTACTTGAGTAACCTAACCTTCGTTATATTCGGTTGTTTTCTTAAAAGTACCTATTACTTCTATTATATATACTTTATCCCCTATATTTAATTGATTAAATAACATAAGTATAGTATTTTTAAGGGCCCTTTATTGGGCCCTTGATTATTATTAAGCTGCCGGAGCAGTAGTAGTGTTATCTCTGTTCAGCAAGTATCTGTAGTAATCGAACGGGCAGCAGTTCGGATTAGGTACAAAATAAGCTGGTACAGGACACGGACTCTTCAATTGACTTACAATGTTAGCTGTCTGAGCCTACTGAGAAGCTGACAAAGCTAACTGATTATTTTCCTGACGAAGAGCGTCAATCTTGTTCTGCATTTCACGCATTTCAAGTTGACAGAACTTATCATTGATAATCTATGTTTGTGCATCAATCTTAGAACCAAGAATATTAAATTTAGTAGTATTGTCAGATAACAAACTATTAAATCCAGAAGTAATAGCACTCTGTAATGTATTAGTCTAGTTACACATAGATAATTGACTTTCATAACCCATCTTAGTGATATTATTATTTACATCAGCTATAGAGGATCTAACATCACAGCAACAGCTAGCTAACTGAGAAGCTAATGAAGCATTACCAGAAGTAATAGCATTAATTACTTCACAACTTGCAAGTTTAGTATCACAAGCTATCTGACTTACTCCTGTATTGATAGTATTCAAGGCAGTCTGAACAGAATTAATATCACAGTTCAAAGTAGTTGAAAGTGTACTAATAGCATCTTTATTACCATTGATAGCCTGCATTAACAGATTGGTATTAGCGTCAGTGTTTAATTCAGAAGCCAGAGCACCTGCATTACGACCACCAAATCCAAATCCATTACCACCCCAACAGAAGAATAGCAATATGATCCAGATCCACCACCAGCCGCCATTACCGCCCATACCGTTATTGTTCATCATGGCAAGCAAAGCAGCAGGATCCATACTACCTTTATTAGCATTTTGCATTAAAGCAGCAAGACCAGCATCAATACCACGATCTTGCACAATAATTCTATCTTCTAACATAATTGATTTATTTTAAAATTGATTTTTATTAATATCTGATATAGCGAGTAGATCTACCACTACGACTATATTCATCATAAGGATTGTATTCTCTTTCGCTTTCGCGTTCAAATTTATCGTATTCTTCTAGATCTTCATTACGTCTTAGAGGATAAGATCTATACATACGCATACCTCCTCTACTTCTACCTCTAGAACCGCGTCTAAACATTCCGTAAGTTTCTTCATCTTCTTCATGTTTTTCAAGTTCTTCTTCATAGCATTCCATTTCAGCTTCTCTAATCTTATCACACATTACATACTGGTAATAGTACCACATTTTACCTTCGTCAATGTCTTTGTCATTAAGCCAAGCCTTTGCAAATTCTATATAATGTTTAATATTGTTAGAACCAGTAATGTTTAACAATACTTTGTAATAGTCAGAGTAAACCATATTCAATGCTACAAACCAATCATAACGATTAAATTTACCACTGAGTGATATTCCGTACTGACTAGCTAAAGCAGAAGTTTCCTCTAAAGACCAATGTGGTCCACGAGTACCATCCTCATTTTCCATCTTCATTACAGCTTTACGAGCGTGTTCCTCATTAAAATGTGGGCCATGTTCCATCTCATAAGCTTTTACACGAAATATTCTATGCATATTATTATTGATTAATAATTATTGAATATATTATTACTTAGGTACCTCTACTATTCGTGTACCTGTTACTTTGATAAGTGGATTGGTATTAACTATTTGATATTCCTTTGTTTCTATGCGTTTCCAATCAAAGTGCCAGAATCTAACCCAGCTGTTTTTATAGAAATTCTTATACTCCTTCTTCTTGTATATAAGAATAGTCTATTGATTTTTTAAATCTATTTTGGCTGTTAGGATTGAGTCCTTTCTTTCAACTATGATAGTTGTTAATGGATTAAGCTTTAGTTCTTCTTTAAAATCTATAGCTTCTTTCTTGATTACTGTCTTAACAGAATCTTTAATCTCTGTATTGATTACACTAGCATCGGTTAGATTCTTGTCTTTGATTTTAAGCTCTTTCTGAGTCTATTTCAACTATAATAATAAACTATCATTACTATGGTTTAATTCTTCTATAGTAAGCTATAGTGTTCTGTTATTATTCTAATTATTAGATACTATATCCTAGTAAGTTCTAACATTAGAAGTTATTCTATTTATCTCTGTATCTTTTTTCTATAACTAATTGTGCTAAACAAAAATAGTCGCAATAAGTAAACTGATTAAACCTACTGCGACTACTTTGAAATTCTTTCTGCACCAATTAATTATGCTTAGTATTGGTATCATCTGAAAATTCTTTATCTAAACTGACATCTAAAAACTATTCCCCTTTCTTCTTTATTACTCTCTATAGTAGACCCCATATTTTCCAATTAGGATGTATTCTACCTAAATTCTCAAGTAACTAGAAAAATTCTACCAGAGCTATAGCACCAGCTACAAATTCTACCGCTGGTATTGATATAGAAGTTATAATAAAGGTTTCTATAGTAAATGCTCCACATATGGCAACTATAGAATCTCGTAATTTATAAAATATCTTTGAATATAATCTCCTTGATTGTTCTACTACATTATGATACTTCTTAGCTTTCTTATTAGCTTTACACTCATACATAGAATCAACAATTATAATTCCTGATAAAGCCAATATAGGGACATACACGGGAGAATATAAAGACAATAAACCACCTATAGTGCTAATTGTAACCTTTTCAACACTACTAAACATGTTCTTAAATATTGACATTGTTTGTTCTCCTATCTGATAATAATTCATAGATAGTAAATGATATAAAGTGTAAATCAAAAAAGTCCCAGCTGATTCATAAGGGGTTTAAAATCGGCAGGGACTCTGAAAATTGTTCGAGATTATAATTAATAAACGTTTACATTGTAAATAAGTTGCTATTACTCGATTAAACTTAGTCAAGACTAATAGCGGTTCTTATGAGCTTCTAGCATATTCAATCAACTAATGATACTTAATTATCTTCTTTAGTAGATTGATGCCATTACAATGTTTCATCCAACCAGTATGACTACAGACTTGCTGCCTATATTCACTATAAGTCATGTGCTTAAGTTTATTCATAGCAGCAACTTTCTTACACATTTTGTGTTTAATATTCTTTCTAATCAAAGTATAATCGTGATAGATTCTATATCCTACAAAGGATATACTTCTATCTTCTACTCTGAATATCTAATAATTACTTTTAATTTCTAATTTAAGTGTGCCTAACTGTTCTCTTATTTCATCAAGTAATTGTCTTAAGTATTCTTTATCACTATGAAGTATTACCATATCATCTGCATATCTAAAGTAATACTTAACAGCCTTATCCTCTTTAAGCCAATGATCAAAATATGACAAATAAAGATTAGCAAAGAACTAAGAAAGATAATTACCAATAGGAACTCCTTCTACAGAGTCTATAATACCATCTAACAATGCAAGTAGCTTATTGTCTTTAATCTTCTTTCTAACTATCTACTTTAATATTTCATGGTCTATACTTGGATAAAATTTTCTTACATCTAACTTGAGACAATATACTGTATTCTATTTATCTTTCAATGCGCTTTGTACATCATACAATGCTTTATGAATTCCTCTCTTTTTAATACAACTATAAGTATTAGTAATAAATACAGAACGCCAAATTGGTTCTAATATATTCATAATAGCATGATGAACAATTCTATCAGGATAGTAAGGTAATTTGAATATAAGTCTTTCCTTAGGTTCTCTAATTATAAATGTATCATACTTAGAGGTGGTATAAGTTTGGTCTATCAGTGTACCTTGTAATCTAACTAATAAATTATCTTTATACTTGTCAAACTCCTTAATATCGTTTCTATTACTCTTATTCTTTCTAGCTTTCTTATCAGCTAAATATAGATTGTCTATTGAAACAATCTTTTCAAATAAATTATTATATCTTTTCATCTGAAGCACCTAAGTGAGTCTTCACCGAAGTTACCAACACACTTGTTTAGGTTAGTTATCTTTTGCCAAGAGGCAAGGTCTCGTTCCTCAAATAATCTGAAAATCACTGATAGTTCTCTGATAATCGTGCTTCATTGTACTGACATTAGCATTCGCATTACTAAGGTCATTGTTAGAATTCAGATTGAATAAACCTGCATTGGAACTATTACTCGTGTTAGCTCCTATCTAACTTACTTGTTCAATCCAGAACGACAACCTATTTGTTAATAATTAAGGGATATATACCAGACGAGTACCGACA